CCCATAATTACTTATCCCCTTTCGATACAAAGATATTAGATTTTAAGATACAAACTGGGCGAACACCGCGGCCGTAGTTACAAATGATGACGTTGAAGCAGCCAGACGGGGAAACAACGGCGATGCTGTATTTCATTCCTCTATCAGCAGTAGACCACGGTGTGCACGACCACCACCAATCATCAAGGCTTTTGTTGGAAAGCAAATTGTTGTATTCTCTTGCTTCATCAAACGTAATAGGTCTTACTTTGCAACTGCAATTACAAAATTCGCGCTGCATATCAACTGATGTAAGTTCAACTTCGTGTTCCACTAGGTTTTTGGAACCGACTTCGGATTCAATAATCGGTTGAATTTCATTTTCAATAAACTTTTTTAAATTCGACTTGTTGTAATCTCGTGTATTTTCATCAAATACAACATTTTCTGCCATGAAGCCTTTTGAGATCACGGTTGTCGTATCGAAGTCATGTTTCAGAACAATAAAATCATGTTCTCCGATTTTAAACACATCGCCTAGATTCAGCTCTGAAAGTCTGACTTTTTCGTTCCTTTCTGCTTCTTCTAACTGCTTAACCAATTCTCTTGCAAGTTCTAATTCTTTACTCATTTTATTTTCCCTCACTTTTCTCAAATATTTTTAACTGCTCTGCCAGTTTTTTACATTCATCAGTAACATACTGTTCTGTTCTGACGACCTCGTCATTAGCATGATATTTTCTTTCAATTTCAAGCTGCATTAAAAGTTGCATCCTATATTTGGGGAATCTAACGCAGGCAAGTTCCAGTTCTTTTCCATCACAATAATGTCCGCAGTCGAATCCGAACCACCACAGATCACTTTTGATTGGATATTCTGAGTTTTTCCCACCACCAGAATAGGTAATTCCACCATGTACTTGAAAAAATGCTTCAATGCGAACTCTTTCATCGGAATCAAGAATCATACTTAATAGTGGGAAAATACCGCTTACTTCTCTATCTTCAATGTCTCTTTTGTTGATTTCGAGATAATCACTATACTTTTTTCTGTACAGTGGATGGCTTTCAGGAACTCCCACATATCCACACCGATAACCAGATGCGTTGAAAATGACAACACATTTATATCCATCATGTTCGAATTCTTTTTCCACAATATATCTATCGCCCATATCAGCCCTCCAGCACAGACAATTTGTTGCTGTCTGTAACTTCAAGCATGATTAACTGGCATCCGGCAGATTTTGAAACACGTTCTTTATTGCTAATGTCCAATGATTCAGAATCATCAAGAAATACAGGTACGGATAAATCATTGATTTTCTGAATCGAATTACAAATATCAACCTTTCCGATGATCTGATTGCCTTTATTGCTCATGGTTGAAAGAATAGATTTTCCATCAACAGTAGGTATGCACACTGATTTGTAGCCACCGGATTTATTGATTTCAAACAGCTGCCACTGAACAATTTCAAAATGTTTGTTTATTTCGGCAGATAACTTCTGGTTTTTAGCCTTTTCCAGTTCACCAAGCAAATAAAGAATCTTTTCTGCATCTGCCTTTTTCTGCTCCATATCAATTCTACGATCACGGAGTTCTTCAAGACGCTGCTCGTCTGCGAATGTGTCAGACTTTGAAATCTGGCTTTCGCATTCAGACAATTTTCTGCGGATCTCATTTTCTTCCTGCTTCAATTGACCACGCATATCATCAATTTTCATTGATTTCTGCATTTCTGCTTCTTTTGCATCAATTTCGGCAGATAGTTTTTTGTATTCCTCTGTATCTGAAATGTCTACAACTTTCGGAATGACATCTAACTGTTTGTGATATTCGTCCAGTTTTGAAAGCACTGAATTGAGTTTTTTCATGTTTTCTTCTGCCACAGATTCAAGTTCTACAAGAACTGGTTTTGATTTCTCGGCTTCCTCTCTTAAAGCACTTCCTTTTGCTTCGATTTCACAAAGCCGTTTTTGCTTGCTTTCCTTAAACTCTGAGAAAATCCGTTTGATTTCTTCGTCTGGCAAGTCTCTGTGGCATGTCGGGCAAATGGTTGAATTATCATCGAATTTTTCATTGTTAACATCTACCCACTTCTTTGCCAACAGTTCTCTTGCAGAATCTTTTTCTCTGATCTCTGACTTAATCCGGTCAACAGCAACTCCATTTTTTCTGATTTTCTCATGGATAGAATCTACAAATGCATTGGCATCGTTGATTTTGTGCTGTACCTCACGGATTTTTTCTGTATTTTTGTCGTTTGCCTGTGTCTGTAAACCACTTAATTCGAACTTCAAATCCAAAACACCTTGTGCCTTGTCCTGTAAATCTTTTTCCAGTGTTTCTGCATCTGTCTGTTTCTTGATGTTACCAGCCAACTGCTCAGACAGCGTGTTTTTCAGAAGTTCCAGTTCTGCCACATCAATGTCGGATTTTAACTGAATATCACGCTGTTTTTCCATGATCTGCCCGTCAATGATAGGCAATTCCTTTTCGATTTTTGATTTTGTTGCCTTATTCATTGCTGTTAATTCATCAGCAGAATATTTTTCAAGCAAACCTGTAATCGCAGAAAGTTCAGAATTTTCTTTTGCCACGTCCAGATCATTGACATTTTCAACCAGTCCAAACAGATAACTTCTCATATCTGCTGTTTTCTGATTCAGAAATGCTCCCGGACTGCTGCACATTTTCAACAGGTTCATATCGATCTCAAAATACTCATTAAATGCTTTGAGCGTCTTTGGAACTTCATTGATGAAATATGTGTTGTCATCTGAATATCCGACACCATCTTTTTTGTATTTTCGTTTCTGGACCTTTCTGGCAGTCACTTCCTTGCCGTTGATATCCAGAATTGCTTCAACATATACGTCCATGTCATCTACTGGTTTGCTGTCAACGGTTCTTCTTACTGCCGGATTATCCTTTAACTGGTAATCACATCCGAACATCAGCCATGTATAGGCTGTGGCAATGGTTGATTTACCGATTCCATTTCTGCCGGAAACTACTGTTCTGTTGAAGAAATCAAATTCCGCATGTGGATATGCCATGAAATTTTCAACAATGAGCTTCTTTAATTCAATTTTCATTTTTTATCCCCTTTCAACTAAAATATCTACACGAAGCATCGTGTCTAACACTTCTAACATGTGTTCTCTTGCTGTCTTTTCAAACAGGTCTAAGAAATCAACATTATCCATCTCATGTAAGCTAACTGCACTTCTTAATGCCGTCCGTGTTTCTGATGGCATATCTCCACGGCGCACGCTTGCTTCATATGAACCAAAAATCTTTGATTTTTTTATTTCCTCTCTAAGTTCTGTAAATGCTGTTCCCATTATTCGTCTGCACCTACAATCCCTGTAATTTTGCCATCTTCAATTACGAACGCTTTTCCAAGCATGTTGTTGATAACCTGTAATTCAACAATCCGTATTTTGTTTAGAATTGTAATAATCATCTGTATTTCCCTCCTGCATATTTATCTATTCTCCTGGACTTTCCAGTGGATTTATGTACTACAACCAGATAAAATTCTGTTTCTTTATCAAGCATGTAGTTATCAGCTACAAGACCATTCGCAGACAAGATAATCTTCTGGTCTCTAGTCAACCGTTTTGGCTGTTTCATTTTCCTATCACTTCCTTATTTAATGTACCTACACAAGACGTATCTGAGCATTTGCATCTCTGATCTGTTCCTCAAGCACTTTCGGAACTTCATAACCATTGATAAGATCGTGAGCATCATCAATCCATTTTCTCTTGATTGATTTGTAAGATGATACGCAACCGTACTCACGTTTCAACTGGCGGTAAATATCTTTAAACACTGAACTTCTAATACTTCCATCTCTGTATGCTTCACTTGTCTTTCCACCAAGCACATTTACAACCTTGCGATTAACGTGGTTTTTGATATCGTCAATCTCACATCCGTACAGTGGCATGTCATTCTCTAATGAATTAATCTTTTTCTCAACGTCAGTAACACGCTCATTCAGTTCCGTGTTCCCAAGTGCCAGAAGTTTAATCTGCTCCGCTGTTGACATCGGTTTGCGATAACCACCTGTTTTGCGGATGGTTGGGAGAACTTCTGATGTTACCCAGTGTTTGAATCTTTTTGCTGATTCAAGCTTGCTGCCGAAGATTAAAGCGTATAAGCCAGATTCGTTGATAATATACATCTGTCTGTTCTGACCTGAGTCGGCAAAACACCGAGTCAGCTTATCTTCGTCTGCAACGTGTTTCTTTAGTGCATCTGATGTATCTTTATATCCAAGCGATACAGCCACATCTTTTCCAACGAAATATATTTCGTTATCAATAGTTACCGTTCTGATTTCACCGAACTCTTCTGAATTAAAAATCTGTAATTCGTTCATTTGTTCTTCACCTACTTTCTGTGATATAATTGTTCAAAAAACATCGGAGGATTCATGCCATGATTTTCAAAAATGATATAAAACTGCTAAAAATAATCAAATCGAAAACGCCAACACTTCCAAACGAGTTCTACGACTGGAACGAAATTTTTCAAATTTGTTGTCTGTCCAAAACCGAATATCTCGTATCGCTACGAAATCTTAACGAAAATGGATTAATTTCATTTGGTGACCAATCGCAGACAGCTTTCCGCTTAGAAGAACCTGGAATCTACTTTAAAGAATTTCAATTGCAAAAGTCGAAAATATATATCATGGACAAGCTCGTTGATTTTCTCGCTGTAGTCGTTGCCGTAATTGCCCTGATAGTTTCCATCGCCTAATGTACGACTTCCAGTAATTTCCATTGCTCTTCAAATTCCTGTTCTGTCATGCGCTTCTGGATAACCACATCGAGATATCCCTTCCGTTCTTTCATCGTAGTCATGTTTTCTATTTTCTGAATGTAGGGTTTCAATATCTCGTATTTGGACTTTTTCTTAAATCTTTTCGTAACATCAGGCAGCAAGTCAAATCCGATTGGTTTTCGCCCTATTCTTCTGTCCCATACGTTATCAATGATGTTCCAGTAAATATCCAGAAGTTCTTCTTTTTCTCTGTGCTCAAGAGTTTCAAAAATTTCCACTTTTTTCTCACCATCTTTCAATTCAATTTAATTGGAAATCTAATCTCCATGCTCTTTGCGTTCTTCCTTCTTCTGATCAGAAGCATCTGCCAGACTTTCAACTTTCCCAAGAAAATATCCTTTGTCAAAATCTGACATGTTCGGAATTGCTTTTTTGATTTTCTCAACGATAGTTTTTTCTTTCTCACTCATTTAACTCACCTGCTTCCTGTTGTATAATTTTCATTTCTCTGTTCCATTTTTTGTGATATAATGTAATCAATCAAATGGAGGGATATTATGAAGCTTAAAATCAAAAACGAAAATGACATGCTCGGTTTGCTCCTAAAGTTAGAAGATGAAAACCACACTGTGCAAAATCAAAAACTTATCGACTTAGGATGCTACGAAAATTATTCGTTTGACATACTTATTAAAGAATTGATTCGTAAACATTATGTGATTTACACACTTGACCAGACTACAATTACCATGCTTGGAATAAATAATTATATTTCTAAGACCCACAGTATTTGTCGTTGGATTATTATTCTGCTCAAATTCGTTGTTTCATATACCCTAGGTGTTTTTAGTGGTGTTATAGCAACATGGCTTGTCGTTAAATTGGGAATAGGGTAAATGCCACAAGTGCAAGTCCTGTAGTTACTCCTGCAAAAAACAGCAAACAGCAAACATCACATATGTCCTGTTCTTTTTTATCCATTTTCTTCACCACCTTTTCTAAAATTCAATCTAATTGGATTTGTCTGGTACAAAAATAAAATCCATTGGGATACCAGATAAAAGGCTCATTTCTCTAAGTTGTGACAAGCTAGGTTCTGTATTACCTTTTTCCCAATTAACTACGGTAGCATTTGAAACACCCAGCTTTTTAGCCCATTCTTTCTGATTCATTCTTGCATTAACTCTTACTGCTTCTAATGAAATCTTCGGCATTTTATTCATCTCCTTTCTTGTTTATGCCATAATTATAATTCAATCAAATTGGATTGTCAACACCAAAATTCAAAAATATTGAATTTGATATTGAATTTTTTATTTATATGGTTTATAATCAAACCATGAAAGGAGGGAACTTAAAATGACAGATGAAGAGCAGAAAAAAATATTTTCCAGGAATTTAAACAAATACATAGCTCTTAATCAAAAGCAACAGATTGATGTTGCGAAAGATTTAGATATTAGCCCCACAACATTAAATATGTGGTGCAAAGGAAATTCGATGCCAGGTACTGGGAAAATAAGAAAACTCGCAGATTATTTTAGAATTGGAATGTCTGATCTGACTGATGAAAAGGAAAACACTGATACAGACATTGAATATTCTGATATAGTAATGAATATCGGTTTGTCTGACAAAAGATTCAAAAAAATAATTATTGAATATAGTAAACTTCCGGCAGATAAAAAAGAAGTTTTATGCGATTTTTTTGAAAAATTTATCATTTAAAAAAGGCAGGGATTCATTTCCCTGCTTTTTCTTCTTTATAACCTCTTCTGACAAATCCCCATATCATTTTTAATATTCTTATATTTTCAATGCTTTCAACCATTTCAACGATTTGTCTTTTACATGATTCTTTTTCATCCACAGCAATTCCCCCTTTGAATTTTACTCTGAAATAATTATAGAACGTATGTTCTTTTATTTCAAGTATTGATTTTTTGTTTACAGTAGTATAATATAGATTATGCGAACAAATGAGGAAATTTTGTCGACAAGTAGATGAAAAATTGTCTTAAAAAAGAGCAACCGTTATCGGCTGCTCTTTTGCTATTATTATTTCACTTCATAAGTAGCGGATTTGTATGTTATTACATTTCCAGTAGGTTCGTCAGTATCAAACTGCACTGCTTCTACCGTATGTACTCCTGTATCAAGTGCATCGCCAGTGATAATCAAGCTACCGTCAGTGTCAGCAACTTGTCCCTTATCATTTTCCATACCATCAATATAGAAATAAGTAAGATGTGTTCCATCTATACCTCTTGCACAATATCCAACTTCTGTCATCATTGTTCTTTCTGCGTCTAAGAATACAGGAACATTTCCATCTTCTGATGTTCCACCAGGTGTTGAAATGTAAAACGTTCCGTTTCCAATTTCTGACATTCCAGAACCATCAAAATCTTTGTTGCTTTCTTCCTCCGGTTCAGATTCCTTGGATTCAGATGCAACCTGATTTGTTTGGGCACTTGTACTGTTATCTTTTGATTGTGTTTCGTTTTTACTACCACAACCAATTGCAGAAGATAAAATAATGCAAGATACAATTAATAATGAAACAATTTTCTTTTTCATGGTATTATTCCCCCTATTTGAATTATATTGTTAGTATGACACATCAAATGGATAACGTCAATAAAATAGAAACAAAAAAAGAGGGGCAAAACGCCCCTCAATCCGATTATCCAATCTGCACTTTTCCATTTACAACCTTGCATGTTGCGTTTCCAGTGTAGTCAAAATCTACTTTTCCGTCTTTGATGTACCAAACGCCATTGCTATTCTGAGCAATACCATTGTAATCGAAGTTGACTTTGCCGTTCTCAACTCTCCACCATCCATTTTCATTCTTTGCAACACCGGTATAGTTGAAGTCAACTTTTCCGTTGGTAATTTTCCACCATCCGTTTTCGTTCTTGGCAATTGTATCAGCAGAAAAATCAACCTTTCCATTTTTAACATACCACCAACCATTTACATTTTTTGCAACGGTTGTCACGTCTGTAGCAATTTTACCATTTTTGTAGTAATACCAGTTACCATCAGATGCTTTTTGATCTGCCAGACCGTCCTTAATTCCGTTTGAAATAGTTGTATTCATAATTCCCTCCGCAATTGCTTTTGCAACGGCTTTATATCCGACTTTATTATACTGATTGTAATCGTCACGATCATCAACAAAGCAGATTTCAATAAGCAATGCAGGTGCGTTCGTATGATTCAGAACGTATAATTTTGGATTAATAACAATTCCTGTTCCGTGTCTCTTAAATCCGATGCTTTCCATTCTTGATAAAATACGTTCAGCAACAGCTTTCTTTCCCTTGTTGTCAGCATTTATATGTACTTCTACACCGCCTTGCTTACTATCTCCGTTATCATCGTTTCTGCCAGAATTGAGATGCAGCGAAAAATCAAAATCAACAGTATGCGCATTGCATTTTTTTACGATTTTCTCAAGCACGTCCCTCTGGTTCTTTCCGTTATCCTCCGTACAATCATATACGGTGTTTCCGTACTGGCGCAGATAATTGATAAGTTCGCCTTTTACCAATCTGTTTTCTCTTGATTCATTCAATAAATCCGATGCACCACAAGCAATTTTACCCTCCGGGTTGTGTCCTGCATGTACGTTATATTTTGCCATTAAAAATCACTCCTATCTTAAAAAAACCGGGCAGTGGTACTGCCGTCCACCTCCTAAGCAAACGGCTCATTCCCACATAGATTTGCCCGTTAATTAACAATCCATGAAACCTGACCGTATACAGTGCTGCCACTTGCTGGCGTTCCTTTATTAGAGCCATAGTTGTAATAAGTGCATTCAATTTTTCCAGTTGCCCTTATGATGCAATATCCCATATACGGATTGCTGTTGTACATTACCGTCACAGGGACACTTATATCTTCTGCCGGATGCCATCCCACAGGAACCCAAGGTAAACTATCAACCGATGTCCCGTAGAATCTAGCAGTAACAACTTTCCCATATTTTCTAAAAATTCCGTTTGTTTTTACACTAAAAGCATCTGTCGGGATAACACGGTGCTGCATCTTTCCAGAACTTGTTGGCACAGGAACCCATGTGTCTGTTGTGTTTTCTGTCTGCCAATCAGACCAATCATATTGTTTTGTTCCGTTTACATAAAATCCATTCGGCGCAGTTATGAAAGCTGTTCCAAGCCCCTCAACACCCATTATTGCCGCAGAATTTTCTACAATAGACTCGCCATCTGAGCCAACTGTTCCACCAACTAAAGCGATACCACCAGCATCAACATCAAGTGTATGTATCGGATTGCCAGCTCCACCATCGTATCCAAGTTGAGCGACATTGCCCCATGCATATGCTGGGACTGCTTCGCCCCACAATATCTTACATTCTTTTCCACTGCCAAGAGTTAATGCTCTGGCGGTAATCGTTCCATCGACAGAACTATCACCTTTGAGGTGCATGTTAGTTGCTTCAATGTTTTGGGCGAAAAGGTTTTCGACATCTATTTGCTCTGCCTTTACCGACTTTGCATAGATGTTTGCTCCGTCAATATAGGTCAAATCATTATCTTTGCACCACGAAAGAACAACATCATCTGCTGTATCTCCCATTTTTCTAAATACACCACCAAGAAACCGATATACAGGCTGATTTGATTGTAAAATCATAGATGTTTCCGAATATGAGCATCCAATCAACAGATAATAATATCCGTCAGCTTCTGTCGGTATTGATTGTGTTAAAGGAGATTTAGAAACCGGCTTAAACTTTTTCCCATCAAGCGTGCCTTTGATGTATATGTTTGCGTATTGTTGGAACGTAATACTTTGAGTATTTGAAATATTAAGTGAAATTTCTGTATAATTTTCTGACCCAGAATCATTAGCCACAATAGATTGTCCTGCATATAAAACTGGATAGGATATATCAAAATCATTTCCACTTTTTAACATTTGATAACCAGAATCTGTGCCAACAATCAAAGCATCTGCATCAATATTAGAAAAAGCTTTTATACTGGCGGGATATTTTGTACGATTGCCAGATAAACATATTGGTTCCGAATACTCTACAGTATCATTACCTTTCTGCGTCATAGACCTCTGCCACATATACATGCCATCCGTCCACTCTGGCATTTCTGTTGACCATCCATCTGACGGGGCAATGATAAATGATGCAGATATAGCATACTGTATTTCCGAGCCGGTTACGCTGTTCATTTTGACTTCAAGCACTGAATCTGTGTCGGCATAATTGTTTCGTTTCTGCCAGTCTGTTTCAGAAAAAATGCTATTTTGTACCCTCGCAACAACACAAGTGAGAATATCTCCACCATCTTGAGACCACAAATCGCCTATATCGTAAGGTGGAACTGGTTGAGAAACAAATACACGCTTTTTATCATTAGCCGTTTCTTGCGCTTTACTTGCCATATCAAGTGCTTTTGTAATGTCTGTATCTTGAATAAGCTGCCATTTCCACTCTCCAACAGAATCATCATAAAAAAATCTATATCCTATTCCCTTAGATTTCCAATAAAACAAATCTCCCTCATGTGCGCTCTTTTCTTCATCAGTAGTCCAATCAGAAGCCGGGTAATTATCCAAGGTTGGCTCATAGTCTTTGTAATAAGATTCAATCTGACCATCGACCTGTTTTTGTAGCTTTTCCAGATCTTTAGCAACGGTATTTGCATAATCAGCTAATGTACTGCTTGAAAAGTTTTTTGCTTCTTCTTTTGCTGCTTCTATTGCTTCATCGGCAGGTTTTCCACCGATTTTTACTGCCGCGCCCGTGATTTCTACTGTTTTTTTGTCAACATCGGCATAAAAAATAACGTTTCCGTTTTCGTCTCTAATTGTCAATGCACCCGTATTAATCCAAGATGCGCTTACACCAACAGCATTTAAAATTCTGGCAATTACATCGCCATTTACAGTTATTCCAGATGACCATATAAAGTTTCCGTTTGCGTCTTTCGTTGTAGAAACTGCCATTGCTTCCGATGTCATCTTCCAAGCCATGCTAGACTCTGTCAATGTAGGTTTGTTGTGCATGTAAAAAATTTTTCCACCAGCAGAATCAGTCTCTTCTGTAGTGTAAAACCCGACAGCATTATCCATGCGGTCATTCAACGATTCAAGTGCTTTCTGCCGTTCTGTTTTCTCACGCTTTATTTCTTCTCTTGCCTTGACGTAGTTTCTTGTATCGTTGGAATACCTCTGTGAGCTGTTTCTAGCCGGAGTTTCGGCACTTGACCGTGTTGTCTGAGAACTGTTAATCGTATACGTTGTGCCGGACACAATCAGCTTATATTCGCGTTCCTTTTCGTCAGTAAATAAAATGATATCACCGGCTTCAATGGTCGGGTCTGAAATGTGTGTAATCTGGCCACTTCGAAACCGTAATCCGATTAACTGATTTCCAAGCCATGCAGCAACTTCTTCTCCAAGACCATCAAACAGGAAGTCATTGTTTTCGATGGAAACCACATATCCTTCCGTGCCAGAAAGATATGTTTTTGCATCACCACTTGCTCCGTCAGGTAAAACTTCCGTGATTTGAACACCGGTAATAACAACATCATCAGTCGCAAGTTCTTTTTCAAACGAACTCTGAATATTGTGAATCTCGGTTTCATGTTCCGATGGGTTTTCAATTGCTGGCTGATTGTACCATTTGATTTCTAACTCTCCATATGCATTGAATCTTGCGAAGCAGCCACAAATCTGGCATATCCACATCAGTATTGTTCTGTGTGTGGTTTTATCCAATGTAGACGGTTTCTGCAACTGATAACTTGCGTGGGGAAAATCTATTGTTGATAAAGTAACTCCACACTTCAAGCATATCTTATCAATAAGTTCTTTTGCTGTGATCGGGAAATCCACATTGATATCAAATGTCTGGTCAAGCAAAAACATATTGTCGTAGCAAGTCAATGTGATAAGTGAACCGTTGTATTGTGGTTCAACAACCGTAAACTCACCTTTTCTCATGTATTCAACAGTTCCGTCATCAAACTGCAACCCAACAAATGTTTTTAACGTAGCACCGTAGAAATCATAATCTGTATAATCATCGTAGATGTTATTCAAAATAATTGTGCATTGGTTTATGATTGCACTTCCAATCTGGAATACAGAATCTTCCGAAACGGAATCATCAATAGAAAAACCGCCAGACCACAAACAAGAATTGTTAATCGGAATAGTTGTACCGTCAGTCAATTTTAATGTAGATCCAACTTGAAAGTTTCTGTTTCCATTTTTCAAACTTTCTTTGTATTTATCTGAAACTGTAATCATAGAACTACCTCTCAATCACATCAAAACTAACTGTTTCCATTTTTTTATTTCCTACCCACCACCATTTGACAGGTGTTTTCTTATCACCAGAATAAAATTCACGAACTTCATAATCTCCAGACTTCATATCTGGGTAATAAACAAAAATATATTCTGGGTCGAATTTCAGCATAAGAGACGATGTTTCCTGCCAATTTTTAGCCACCCACTGTAATGACAATGTACGTTTTTGGCCAACACGGTTTTTTTGCATTCTTGTATCTTCTGTACGTCCGCTTTCTGAAGCAGAAACATCTTGCAATCCATATTCCAGTGCTGATGGACACGGAATAATTGAATTTCCGACCATTAAAATTACTTCATTACCAGAAGTCCCGTATTTTTCATATATATGAGGGGAAACAAGATAGTTGTTTCCATCTGTTTTCTTGAATAATTGGTATCTCCATAAATACGGTCTATACGTATTTATGGTAGGAACACTTGTTGTCCAACCAGAAGTGTTTGTTGTAACTCCACTGGAAGAACCAGAAGCAAGGTAATAAGTGGTTAAGCTGCTTACATTTCCATTTGTTTTGGCATTCCATATGATTGTCGGCCTTGTTTTTTCTGATGTCCCATCTGCATATACAATGCGTTTGTAGTTCCACAAATAGCAATTTGTCGATGACGTTGTTGGAACACTGTTTTTCCACCCGGCAGTCTCGTATTCAACCACTTCTTTTCCAGTAGCCATATATTTTTCTTCAATAGATAAAATTCTATCTACTGTTGGCTTTTGATTAATGCTTGTATAATATCTTGACATTTCAACCTCTAAAAAAGAGAGCGCATTACACGCTCTCTTAATATGACGGTACAGGTTTCATTCTGTACTCAATTTTCTGTTGTCCTCTTGATACGGCTCTTGCCAGTGCTTCATCAGTCGTTTTAAACTCTGCAACACACTGAACCTTGATGTCCGGCTTGTTGTTCATCATTGCCATAGCAACGCCACGTGCAACCGCATCTTCTAACTGTTCCTCGCTGATTCCAAGTCCACTGGAATTTTTTGTGATGCTCTCAGCAATCATACTCATGGTTTTCTTATTCTCAAGTGGCAATACAGCCTCTTTTCCGGCTTCACCGACACCAATCATAGATGCTTTGTCAAAAAGACCACCCTTTTTGTACCAATTAACCTTAAATGACGGAATGCTAAAAGAGAAGTTTCCGATTCCAACACTCTTAGACCTCCATGAAATATGTGGCAGTTTAATATTTACAGACGTTAAACCGTTCACAAAATCTTTTATAACTCTGTGACCAAGATTCCAAAGATTTCCTATTGAACTTGTGATTTTTGAACCTATTCCGGAAAAAATATTGAAAAAGCTCCAACTATTGTTATTAAAGCCGTCTTTCAGACCGCCAACGATGTCGGAACCTTTGCTCCTAACCTTAGAAGCAAGATTGCCGATATTTTTGTACACTTGATTTCCAATCTGTCCTACAGTGTTAAGAAATCCATTCTGTTTTACAGAATCCCAACCAGAACGTAAACCGCTGATCGCATCAGAACCTTTGGATTTAATCCATTGTGTAGCATTTCCGGCTTTATCTTTGACATATCCACCGATTTTCTGCACTGTCTGTCCGACTTTGCTCTCTTTTACGGAATCCCAACCATTTTTCAATCCCTCAAGAGCATTTTTACCTTTGTCCTTAATCCATTCCTTAGCATCTCCAAGCTTATCCTTGATATTTCCAGGTAATTTTGAAAACCATTCAAGAACTTTTCCGGAATTTGAATTCAATCCATTAAGGAAACCGCTCATTGTGAATCCGCCAATTTCAGCGAAAACTGTTGACGGGCTGTGAATCCCAAGGAATTTTTTGACAGCATTTACAAATTTGCTAAAAGGACCATCTGTTGCTTCTTTTTCAAGGTCGACATCATTATCGTTCAAACCTTTTTGATATCCAGCAATAGTATCTTTTCCAGCTTCTCCAGCAACTACAGATGCATCATCACCAAGTTTTTCAAATAGTTCTTTATAATCTCCATACACATCAGTGTATACAGAAACACCTCCGGTACTTGATGCTGTCGAAGTAGTCGTAAACAATGAATCTATAATATTATCTGCGGCACTGCTTGCGTAACCCGCACCATCAATTCCAAGTTGTTCGAAATTGTCACTTATGGTTTTGTCCAATGGATCTATTGTTTTCTCTTTGTATTTTCCAACAACATCAAGTATGTAATTTCCTTTGCTCCACTGGTAAGATGCTTTTTTCAATGGATCCAAATCTTCCCAATCATCACCCGCTTTTGTTATTATGCTGCCGATATTTTTAACATACTCGGTCTGCAATTTATTTGCAATATCCTGTGCTTTAGTTGTAGTCTGCTCTTTTACATACTCCATTGCACCCGGAAGTCCATCCATGATTGCTTGATACGTTTTTGTATCTCCGGCTTCTTTTGCAGAATTAGCAAGATTGATCAATGCTTCTTCTGTTTTATCCTGTGCGTCTTTAACACTTCCAACAAGAGAACTCAAATCATCGTTTACAGCATCTACATTCAATCCGTCCTCATTAATGTATGCAGACCAATCCAAGTTGGTTGAATTGATATATGTTTCAAATTCATCCATTGCTTTGGTAGTATCATCTGACTGTCCCATTAAATTGAATAATTCAGATTGTAATTCTTTGAGTTGTGGATTTGTAGGATCAGTTTTAGACAGTTCTTTCATTTTATCAATTAACTGCCTGATTTTTTCCTGCGTTTCAGAAGAAAAACCAGTTACTTGCTCTTTGATTTTTTCAATATCAGTTCCGGCTGATTCAAATGCTTTAGAAGCAACACTTCCATCAGAGAAAGTAGAGTACATAAGTGTTTGGTAAGCATCCAGATTTAATTTAGCAGCATCGTACAAACTGTCAAACTGTTCGCTTAACTTCTTAACCCCGTCTTCTGTTGACGTTACTCCGATTTTCATTGCATCTTGGATTTTTTCAATCTCAACAATGACGTTCTTTACACTTTCTTTGCTGTTTTCGAAATCACGTATTTTTTCACTTACGCTATTGAAGCTGTCACCGACAGAATTTATTGCACTTTTCGCAGAACTGAACAGTTTTTCAACTGGCACTCCGCCCGGTGTTGAGAAAGATTCCTTAATATACTCTCCAACATTTTTGTCAAGCAACTCATTCATTGCCTGATTAATACCAACAATTGCAGACACAAGTGCTGTAGTTCCTACAATCAATGCGGTAAATGGATTTGATAACCCAAGAGTTTTTAATGCTACCGCAGCGATAGCAGCACCGCTCGCTATTTTTGCGATTGAAGCACCGACATTATCTGCTCCGGATGCTAAATCGTGAAATGCACTTGTTGAAAGTGCAAATTGAGCAAATACGGAAGTTGCACCAACAACACCTTTTTGTAGATTTGTCATATGATTTCTGAGAGTTTTTGCCCCCTCTGATAATCCATTAAAAAAGTTCCCGTTCTCTATTCCTACTCTAAAATTCTGGAAAGATTTTCTTACAACATCTACTGATTTCCCAAGTTTTGGGTATGATTTTGATAATTTATCTGTATTATCTTTATTTCCTCTCAATGCACCAACAACCAAAATCGAATTGTCATATACTTTTTTAAAGGATTTTGACAAATTCGTCATACCGCTGATGATTTTTGTTGATGCAATAGCTTTTAATAATTTTGGCATCAATACAAATGATGCAATCGTGGTTTCAATCGGTGCCTTATTAAATGAAGAGGAAAATATTTTTACACCTGCATTTATTGCTTTCCATAACGCTTTTCCTGCTTTTTTACCAATTTTGGCAAAATCAATATCAGACAAAAATTTTCCTATCCTCGTACCGATCATAGTCCAATTTGTTCTATCCAACATTGTAATGACAGTATCTAACAGACCGTTCGCCCATACATTGATAGTTCTGGCAAGGCTGTTGAAATCAAACGTTTTGAAAAAAGTATTAACTCCTGTCGCAATTGAATTTCCCAGATTTTTCCAATCAAATCTTATTCCAAAAGAAAGTGCCGAATAAATAACTGTATTCAGTGAACTTGCTATTGTTTTTCCGACATTTCCGAACAGTCTTGGTGAAATTAAACCATTCAGAAAATCAGCTAATCCTCTACCGAAATCTTTTGCTTTTTCATATATCCGGTTCCAATCAATGCTTTCCATCGCTTTTGATAACGTGTCACCGATATATTTTCCAAGACCGTAAAGTGTGTCAATGTTACTTTCAAACATCGTAGAAACACGTTTCCATGTGCCTTGATTTCCACCTGTTGAGCCACCGCCAGTTCCACCACTTCCAGAACCGCCAGAACCTTTCCCACCGCCAGAGCCACCAGAACCGCTACCGGAACTATCTGTATTATCGGCAAGTTTGTTCAACTGGTCGAACGGCAATGTGGATAAGGTCTTTTTCAGTTTTTTGGCTGCCGAATTTGCTTTGTTTGTATTTTTTGATGCATCATCTGTGCTATCAGCTAAAGAACCTGCGCTGTCAGATGCATCGCCCAGATCAACAGCTATTCCTGCGGAGCCTGCCTCATATTGCCAACCAAAGATTTTTCCTAAGGCAGCCGATACTTTCTCTGCAAAGTCTGTAACCGCTAACAGGGCAGCGTTCAGAGCCTTTACAAGTGGTTTTAATGCGTTTATAATCGGTTGACCGATAACTGCACCAAGTCTCTTGAAATTTTCCTGGAGCATTCGCACCTGATTGGCCCACGTATCTGCGGTACGGCTGAAATCATTTTGCGCTGCTGTCGTGTTTGCCATAACGTACTGATATCTCAGCATCGTTTTTTCCGCTTGTGACATCGATTCAATATCAGCATCAAGACCGTTTTTCATCGCCCACTCTTTCAGAGTTGCTTGTGTCAAATCAAGACCGTACTCTCTCAGAGGTACAACCATACCGGTATAGATAGAACGTAAGTCCTCTGCTACTTCGGCTTGGTCTTTGTTGTAGAAAGATGCCATATCACCTGCTAACTTTGTCAGATTCAATGATACATCAGCAAGGCTGTCAGATGCAGCTACATATCCATCTGTTGTCTGTTGCAAGAAATCATTTGCTTTGGCAATCTGGTTAGTTCCGATACCCATTGCAGAACCCATTGCCTGGAACTGACTGGCGTATGTTTTGAAAGATAACTCAGACATTCCTAACGTCTGAATACTTTTTTGAGCATACTCTTCTACTTTTCCGGTCATTGCACCGAATGTAGTATCTACAACGTTCTGTACCTCAGTCAGATTAGATGCAAGGTTTACAGCATCTTTCAATTTTCCGGCTGCCCTTATAACCATCCAGTATGATGCATACAATTTTCCGATTGCAGCTGCCAGACTGAATGTGTGAACTTTTGAAGTCTTTGCAGAACCAGAATAATCCAACAATGATGTTTTAAGTGAAGTTGCTGCTCTACCGGATGATGCGCCTGTTCTTGCCAGTTTTGCCAATGCATTAGTCATATCTATAAGATTCTGGCTAACCCTTGGTGCTTTGGAAAGTTCTTCCATAAGCTGTCGCATTGCCGTTGCAAGTTTTGGGATATTATCAATCGCATTTGTCGATGATTTATATCCTAACTGAGCAATTCCTTTCGCCAGTTCTGCAACGTTTTGAGATGCTTTACTCATACCAGACAGCGTATTCATTGATTTTCCAATCTGACCGATAGATGATGCAGCTCTGTTAAGACTTGCCGTATCTATAGCAGCCATTTTCTCAATGCCCTTTGCAGCCCTTGTGAAATCTGCGGTTTTTACAGAGTTCATAGAAGTCATTGCAGATGCAAGTCTGCTTACTCCATTAGCCATTCCAGACAAGGATCCGCTGTTTACGCTACCAAGAGATGCCGAAAGCCTACCAAGCTTATTGCACAAATTGTCAATGGCATTACTAGCCGTTTTCGCATTTGCCCCTATTTTTATCTCAAGGTTATCAATATCTGCCACTTTTATTCACCACCTTTTTCTGTATACAAAAAAAGACGGTAACCATAATTAGTTACCGCCCGTTGTTTCTTGATGCGATAAGTCGAAGTTTACTTTCATAGTTCTCATTTTCATAACAAACGCTTCGCGCTGTCTCTGAATCTCTTCTTCCGACATTTCGCTATCATTTTCAGTTTTATTGCTAAATAATGGCTCTTTCCAGTATTCCATTTTAGCTTTTTTACCATTGAAGCAATGGTCTATAGCGAAGCAAAGAGCAGATATTCCGTAAGCACCGAACCAATTCCACACATCACTATCTTGTCGCTCTCTGGAAATTCTAAATCCCTCAAAGCACATATCTAGCTTTAATGGTGTGAGGTGTTTGAACTGTTCAGCCGTTATCCCAATCGAAAACGCTTTCGGAAATAAATCACACCAGATTATTTCGTGGAAGCTTGTTTTCTTTTGTGGTCCTGAGGAACTTTTTTCGGTTTTTCTTCTTTCTTGGTCTCCGGATACATCTCCTCGATCATCTCTTTCAGACCGGACAGGTCGAAAAAACCATCTTCTTCCATCCACTCTTGAATTTCCTTAAATAATTTCGTATAAGAAAGCTTGTTCTCTTTCATATACGCGCGCATAATCTCGATTGCTTCATCCTGATTTTTCGGATTATTCTCAAGCAATCCTGCGTAGAAAGCAATTTTGCATGATTCCGGTGTATCTGCTACCTGTTTTGCAGTACCATCAAGCATTGCTTTTACAGTTACCGCCTCGTCAAAATCTTTTAAATCTTCTGCAACATAAGACATTGTCATGATCTTGAACATTCTGTTTACAAGGTCTTTACACTCTGCTGCTGCGAATGTGAATTCTAATGTATAATCGTTACCGTTTACTGTAATTGTTTTCATATTTATTTCCTTTCCCACCTATTTTTTATAGGGAAAGGGGAAGTCCGAAAACCGCCCCTTAACTTTTATCACATAGTCAAATCATAATCGGCTGTAGGTTCGGCATAGCCATTCAAATCAGCCGTTTCCATTGAATGGCTAGTTATTCCCCCGGTGTCGGCTCTACAACTGTATCGCTTCCGATCATTTCCTCAATAATCAGATTTATGGTCATAGTCAGCAAACTGTTCTGTTCTTTCGATGAAATCGGAAGTTTTGACGGTGGCTGTGCTACGACATATTCAGCCTTTTCGAATCCCGGTGTAATGGTCTCGAACCACATTCTTTTACCACCGGTTAATGCCTGATAGTCAGAAATCACCTTTTCCCACTGTGCAATTGTTTCATTGGTTTTATTGACTTCTACTGCCATTGTATCGGAAACAGTGTCACGTCCAGCGATGTTTCTGGTCTGTTTGTCCTCTAATGCAGACGCATCAATAGATTCCGGTTCTACCGTAACTTCGCCAATGTTATTAATACGCGTCAATAAAGTAAAAGCAGTCGGTTTCGTTCCGGCTGTTGTTTCAACACCATATGCAAATTTAATGCCAAGTGAGCTTACTCCTGCTGTTGCCATGTTTGCTTACCTCCTAAAGTGTAAAAAAATAAGAGCCATAGGCTCTCTAAATCAATCTGTCATTAGCACCGATTATTCTTTGGAATCGTGCTGTTTTTCTGTAGGTTTCCCCGTTATATTCAAAGTCTGGCATTGACTGAACCGTGAAAGCCATCTGTTTAAAGATGCTCGCCACAGTGTACATTACCCGGTTCACATCGGCTCTGCTTGTGTTTGTAGTAACATCAACCTGTATGGTTTCAAGCACTGCATTGATGCTTTTGCCCTCAAGGTCTGCGCCACGCTCAGAGCCGGACAATTCTTGAATATATACGGTTGGAAAAACTGCTTTTCCATTTGCTTTTCCTTTGTCAGTGACAAATATGTCCGGGTATTTACTTTTTAATTCTGTCAACGTTTTTGATTTTACGATAGAAAATATCGTTGTGCCTAAATCAAACGCCCATTGATTATCTGTAACCATTATCCGAACACCTCTTTTGCCACTTCAACAACAATTCTTTGCAATTCAAGTGATGTATTGTACATAAAAGGTCTGCTAGGCATACCCTCTGTAAAATACCACTTTCCATCATCACTGGGGTAAAGCCAACCATATCGCCCATCTGCAAGCTGTCTGATTGTCTTTCCACTTGCATATTGCCAAGATACTCCATCCGGTAATTTACCCGGATAAGGAGATTCTGAACCAATAATTCCAGTTCCAAACTCAACAAATAATGCATGGTCTGTACCTGCAACAACCGCCCAGACAGAACCACCATCAATCTGTCCTTTGTATTCCGAATGAACGCTATTGAACAATTCTGTTGTGAACACTGCATCAAGGTCATACACCTGTGCTCTTGCAATTTCTACGCCACGTTCAGCCAGTTTCTGTGCCAGTAGGCTACATTTATACTCTAGGCTGTTTTGGTAGTCTCTAAGCTGTTTTATCGCGTTCTGTATGGATTTTTCTGATAATGTCATTGAAATCACTTTTTTTGCCATAAGAAACCTACTTTACATTTTTTTGTAAAAGGAACAGATCTACGGTTAATCCCTCGTCTGCAACTCCTTTTACAATGTAGTCTGCCGTGTTTACATCCACTAATCCGTCTGCATCTCTGCCGACATTTGATTTTTTCCAGATGTAGTCCCCGGACTTAATTGGCAAATATCCTTTGTTTGTAACAATCTGGCAGTATGATGAACTATCATCAATACCGAACTCTTTTACAAGCACCTCACTCAGTTTGTTACTGATATTTGCAGAAAAAGTAACTGGCTCAGAAAAGCCAGTTTTTTCTTCGATGTTCTGAGGAATCTTATTTCCATTATCATCAAGATAATAGATTTTGTTTCCGTCAGAATCCGTATAGGATGTGTAGATTATATTCCCGTCATCGTCACGGTCATATATCGTAAACCGCTGTCCTTGCAGTGAATACTGCATACGCTGTTTATTAATATCAAGCATTTGTATCAGAACCCTTTTTAGCCTGTTTGTAAATCTGATTTACTCCTGTGCTTGCCAGACCGGACATAATGCCTACTGCAATAGCATTTAAAATATCATTAGCCGGGTAATCCGGAATCAGATACATACCTGCGATACCAAGAATGCCTCCGGCAATACCAACAATTACCGGAATGTAGTTATCTTTTACTTTTGGGAATAACTTTGCAGCTACTCCAATCAGATAAGTAATTACAACAATCGCAACGACTGTTGATACCTGTGAAATATCCATTTTATTTTCCTTCTTTCTTTAAATGTAACGCTTCAATTTCCTGCTTCATTTTAGTGGCCGTGCCGTTACCGCCAAGTTTGTGATATACATCATACATCTCATTAAAATTATCGTATTCATATGACGGTATCTCACCAAGTGCTGTGTATTTATTATGGTATCCAATAAGTTGGACTCTAAGCAAAAGCATTGTACCTTTGCTATTGTCCTCACGAAGTTGTTTCTCAGCTTTGATTCTGGCATTTCTTTCTTCGGCATCAATCTTTTTCTGCTTTTTTTGTTCTTTCAGCATCCAGACTATATACCCAAGAAGAGCCGTTAAAATAACAGGTAGAGCTATCATATATGTTTGATAAAAAAACTCACTCATGTTATCTCCTGTAAAAAACTTTGCATACCGCCCACCGCCACTAATACTGTATGCCCCTGCTACCGTTGGTAACGCTCAATCTTCTATATTGCTTTTACATACGGGAAAATTCCCGCAAATAAATCGTCGCGACTTATCCAGTTTCTGCTTACTCCGTTCTCTGTATATGACTGCATATAAGCTTCGCCCGCCTGTGAACAATCGTAAACAACAATGTTGATAATGTTGTTTTCGTATTTCTTCAAATCTGCATATATCTGTTCTTCCGTGTAGCTTGCCGGATAATTGCGACGTTGTGTAATCTCTGTGTTTACCTGCTCAATAAGCTGCTCAATCAGAGGATTCTTTTCCGGCTGGTCAAACTCAACCTCGTCAGATTCATTCATATGGTATTGACCAAGCCGTATTTTGATTTTCTGCAAAGTTGAATATGCCATGTTACAACCTCCTACAGACCAAACAGGTTAATCAGATACTCTTTCATTTCTGCCCCGGTCATAATGTCCGCATTTTCAACGCCAGTGCTCATAACGATCTGACGCAAATCAGAAACGCTCATTCGGTTGATGTCTGTCTTGGTATATCTGGAATCAGAAAATGCCGGAGCATTAATCTCCGGCACTTCGTCACCTGCTTTATACCATTTCCCATTACGCTTCATTGTGTATTCTGCAATCATCAGCACACACCTCCTACGCAACTTTCATAACAACAACGCTGTCCATTCCCTCAAATGTAGGCAGACCAATCATGGATACGACACAATGTGTATTGATTGGATGGTTTGTAGCATATGTGTATACGGAAATACCAGTTTCAACAAGAGACAGGTTTCCGTCTGTAAGGCTTCCGCTTCTCTCTTCTGGTGTTTTTCCGAACACATAATCTCCAAGATAGATACCGCCAGACTGGCAAGATACAATACCTGTAGGAACAAAGTATTTTGTCTTATTGTCTGTTGGGTCGATATACAGTTTGTCGTATACCTCAATCTCGATACCATATCCACGCAGATACTCAGTTACCTGTGATTGCTGCAAGCGAATACCGCCATTGTAAGCAGTGATTCCGAGAACCTGTTTCTTTGTGTCCTCTGCTTTCAGAACATATTCCCATGTTTCTGTATTCATGGTGAATCTGGTCAGTGAATAACCTGTTTTCTTTGCGAAATCACGTCTTGTCTGAATCAAATCATCTAACGGTGTTGCCGTTGCCGATGCGGACCATTTGTCAGTTTCACCTGCGGAAATATCAACAAAGTGGTCTTTCTTATGTGCCACACCATCATCATCGGTGTAAGCAATGTAATAACTCTTACCGCCGATTGTTACCGGGACTTTTGGAATACCGTCTGCCGGAGCAAGCAGATTCCAAATCTGTCTCTCTGGTACTGCTAATGCACCCTCAATCAGAATCATAGGTTTTTTACTGATTTCTCTCAGAACATCGTTCGCAAGACTGGTGTTCTCGGAACTTCTGTAATTGTCATACATCTGTTCCTCTTCCTCAGTAACCATGTAAGATTCACGATAGAATGGCATGTTGTTCTGAATATCAGAGAAACCTCCAACATCTCTTAACTCTGCCTGTGCATCAAAGTTAGATGCTTTTAAGGAAACTGGAAGTCCAGATTTTCCTTTAATGAATCTCAGATTTAATCCGTCCTGTTTTCTTGTTCCAAACTTCTGTCTACCAAGATATGGTGCAGAACCTAATGTTTTCTCATAGTTATCCCACATTACTCCCAGACTTCTGGCAGTAAACGCTTCGCTCAATGGTAATGCTGGCATTGTTTATACCTCTCTTTCATTAATCAAAAAAAGTAACTCGTGGCGTTGCAGCTTTCGCTTCATCCGTTACGGTTACTCCATTTGCTGTCACTTTTGTTTTGTCAATAGAACCCTGATATACATAGGTTCCAGGTGCATCGCCCATAGTTACGTCTACATCTTCCAGAATGTAACCAAGGCACTTTGCATCGTTGCTAGGATATGGTGTTCCTGCTTTTACAATTTTCTGACCGTTACCGTCAGCCGCAGATACCATAGACTGAGGAACCACACAAGCAGCTCCCTCATAAGGAAAGTATTTTAAAATACCTTTACTTTGTGAAAAATCTCTTACAATAGGTTTTCCCATGATGTACCTCCTAAATCACATAATGATTTTTAGTTTCGGCAGATGCTGTTGCATTTCCAAATGAAATACTTTCTGCATTTAACACATCTGCTGTTTTTTCTTCGCCACTTCCACTTCCGCTACCAGAACCGCCGCCCGGATTTGTGCCACCGTCAGCAATTTCTTTTTCTTTTGCCTGTGCGGAAGCTGTTTCTTTATCAGTGATAATTTTTCCAAGAGCTTCGTAATCCAGAGTCCCATCGTCTTTGACAACTGTTTTTGCCTGTTCTGAATCAATCTTGAAATTAGACATAGCCTGTTCCCGCTGATCTCGAATAGCATTTGATTTTTGCATGTCAGCAATGGTTTTATTGGCTTCCTCTAATGCTTTGTTAGCCTTTTCAATCTCGGTGAGATTGCCTGCTTCCAGTTCATCAATTTTGGTCTGCAACTCTTTTGCCTTGTCAGCATCAGCTTTATATGCTTTTGCTTTAGTCTTTTCCTTTTCCAATTCCGCATTGCTCTGATTCAGAAGATTTGTAATCTGTTCCTCTGTAGCTTCCGGGAAAAGTTTTAAAACCTGTTCTCTTGTCATAATTACCTCCGTTACTCACGCTTTTGTTATCGCAGGTCGCTCCTGCTGAGTTCTCCCATTTATCGCATGGGTGCATTTTTTTGTAATTTTTTGTATCAAAAAAGCAACCACTATGAAGTAGTTGCTTCCTTAATTAATGTATTGATTTTATTCGTCACCCACGTTTTTGTATCGCACGCATATTCTACATTCATCTGAGCATTTGCATCATTGCTGATGATGCTTGTAGACTTAAAAGTAGTGAGTGATTTGTATGCCTGTATTTGTGCTTCTGTCAGGTCTGTTTCTATTGGTGTATCTAAGTAGGTCATTACTGATAATGGATTTGATGCAAGGTGGGCTTTGAAATTTGATAATGCATTTTCATCAGAAAAATCGTCAAAAACTATCAGTGCCTTAGTACCGTCGCCTATTTTTATACCACGTATATTGTTGCCTACTATATACTGATTGCAAAATCCTTTCCTGCTATTCATTACAACTGGTAAACATTCATTACTTATATAGTTTGCATCACCTTTTAACCACTTCTCATCTTCACTCCCATCAAACTCTGCCTTCCAAACCCTCTGGATGTATTTACCTTTTGAAAAATCAATTTCATCAGAAATCCATGCCTGCCCGTCTGCGTCAGTGTATGTTATTCCAGATGTGTCGGATGGAACTTGGATTGCAGGAAGTCCTGTTGGAGTTGCGATTTGGAGAGATTGTGGTTGTTTATAGGATTCGTAAGTCTGATTTGCTTCGTCACATAACATGATGTTATCAATAAAAGACGTTGGAACAGACGAATTTGATAAACCAACTTTAACACTAACATATTCAACTGTTGTTAAATCAACATTGGTGCTGTTAGTACCTGCTTTTCTACCAGAAAAACTCGTTTCTTTTCTTGTACCGGTACATGGAATGATTGCGCCATTTGTGCCAAGTATTTTTTTGTTACCGTCATAATAAACAATGGTTACATATACTTTTGAATTTTCAACTTTTTCTGTATCGCATGAAAAATAAATTTTATCTTTTTTAGTCCACGGAACAATATCACTTTCAACCATATTTGTAGACAGCTGGCAACTTTTAATACTACTCAAATTCTTTCCAGTAATCTCAACACCAATACTTCCGCTTCCACCAACACTCACTATCTCCTGTGGATATTCTGGACTTGGTGAGGGTTTACCGCCAGTGTATGGTTCAAATGGTAATGCTTCTGAACCTATGTTGAGCATTGGTTTGATGGTAAAATCTACTGTAGCACCTTTATAAATAGCACAATTCAGATAGTACAATTCTTTATTTGCTTTAAAAGATTTTTTAACAAGGTTATAGCCTACAATTTCTGAATAATCCTTTGAAATTATATATGTCTGGAATGTTGTAGAACTGCCATTTTCTGCTCCACCACTAAAATAGTAAGTTTTACCGATTTCCACATCATTAGTGCAAACCTCAACATATATATCTCCCGTACATGTTCCTTTAAAATTATAAGAACCATCATCATACTTTGTTACGGTTATTCCAGAACGTAAACCGCTTTGGAGTTTTGGCTTTGCAAGATTCGCCCCTGTTGTAGTAACCTGTTCACTCTTTCCATAAATCACCATGTCTTGCAATGGCATTTCTGCACTGTCTTTTACTGTAGTAGGGCTTCCAGATTGTATTGTGGTACCTTTCTGTTATTACTGGTGCTTTTCCTCTTATTTGCTCATTTAATTGCTTTACAGATGTATCTAATTCTGTGTAAGTATCTGGAATAGATGCTAATACTTCTGTTCCTTTGTTTTGTACGTTATTTACCTGTGTTTCTCCTGCACTGTTTACGTTTGAAACTTGATTGTTTCCAACCGTCTGAATCTGAGTTGTAATTTCTTCCAGTTTTGCAGACGCAGTGCTGTTCAATTCAGAAATCAACTGTGTATACAGGTCAGATGCACTCTGTTCTTCCGATGCAGACATATCCGAAGATAATCCAATCAGACATTTTCCAATCGCAATCGTTGTATTCCAAACGTTCTGCTTCACACCGCTAGAATCGGTTTTGATCGCACACACAACAAACTGAACATCACCTTTATATGTGGTAACCTTTGCGGATAATTCCCATGAAAAAGTGATATACCCGTCAGATGTGGTTTTAACATCTGTAACGTGGTATCGGTCTTTTCCCTCTTCCATATTGCTTGCATTTTGGAATACCACATACAACTCAAGTTCAGATAAATCAATATTGTTTCCTACAATCTTTGGGCAATGGAAATATTTTCGCTCTGCCTTTTTGTCAGTTTCAACACCGAGAATGATTTCAGAATCTGGTATACTGATTTCACGCGTTTCCGGGTTTATTTCCAGTACGTCATTTACTGGTTGTGCTGCCATATGCGATTCTGCTTCGTTTAGTAATTCTTCTATACTTGGCATGTGTATTTACCTCATGTCTGGTCAATGAATAGCTTATTTGTCGATACAAGCTGTCCGTTTCTCTTTCCGTAAATCTGGATGCTGAAAAACTTTCCATCGGTCACAGAACTTGGCACCGCAACCTTGCCATTCACAACCCTGTTCGTTTCAACTCCGTTCGTGTCTCTCATGCAGACAACTTTTGCCATGCCCGCCCAACTCGCATCAAACGAAAAAACAAGATTCAGCCAGTTATCTGTTCCGCTTGCAATTCCTGTGAAATCGCATTCAGTTTCTTTTTCTATCGTCTGACCAGAAACTTTAAATCTCAAATCTCTCATTTATAGCCACCTAAAAATAGCCACCGCTATTCTGCGATGGCGTTTTGATTATTCAACTGATTAGCTGATGCATTTTGATTATTCATCTGTTGCATCAACTCTTGTGCTTTCTTTTCTTGTGCAGCAACATCATCAATCGTCTGCCACAGGTTGTCCAGATATGGTTTTGAAAGCAAGAATGTTTTTTCTGCATCGCCCCAGAGACCTACTGTCTTGATTGCCACAAGCGGATGCACGCCACACTGTAACAACTGTAAAAGCGTCTGGGACTTCGTATACATGTTATCCTGTGGACTATGGTTAATCTGTACAGTAAAATCTCTCAGAGACAGATTTAAGTCCTTTTCATATATGCGGATTACATTCAGAACCACTTTTGCCAGTCGCTTCTCTGCCGTAACAATCAGCGGGTCTTTCAGTTTTGCCCTGGTTTTGGAAAAATCCCAACCATTTCGCAACTCTACAGCACCTTGTGTATCTCCGCCAGTGTTTCCTTGTTTTGACGGGATAGCAAGTATTGATAATGCATTGTCCCACAAATCGTCCTTTGCAACCTGTGACTGTGACTGATTCAATTCCTGTGTCATAATATCCACATCAGATTTATTATCCTTATTCATGGATTTTACAACCAACGCACAGTTCAGTTTCATTTTTTCAAATTGTTCTTCGTCAACTTCGCAGTTTACAAACTTAAACCAACTCTGGATAAATTGTTCAACTCCATCCATACGGTTCGACTGCATGTTATTAATTGAATCCAGAATATCAATCACAAGCTCAATATCCGAAATTCGTTCGTGATTGTTCGGATATTCAACAATCGGAATTCCACCAAATCCATGTAATTTCCAATCAGATACAGTTCCGTTGATTATTTTGCACTCATGTGTACTGGAATAGCACAGCTTGTAATATTTTCCGTCAGCATCTTTCAAATCCTGTACTGCCAGTAACGGTTCTTCCGTACTTCTGTTATAAATCACAAACGTATTCATCGGTGACGGTGCAACAATTCTAAATGGTACTTCTTCGCCCGGTGTTTTCTGCACCGCCTTGAATGATGTACCTGTTGCCGACTGCCATTCACCGGATTTTATGTCTTTTTCCTGTTTGTTTGCATCTTCCATGTAGTCATTCAATGTGTCTACAGCCTTATTTACGGCTTCTTCATCTTTACGACTAATGTACTGCACAGGTTCTCCATAGGATTGTCCTGTTTTGAACTGAACAATCTCATACGCATGGTTTTCAACGATTTTATTTGTAATGTCATCACGAACTTTTTTCACACGGTATCGTATCGGCTGATCACCTTTGTAGTAATCCCAAAGATATTTAATAATATGCTTATTCCAGTTAAAAGTTCCGATACAATTACCAACAACCTTTACGACATTGTCCTGTGTAATGGTTTCAACATCCGTATATGCAATTTTTCGTCCGTATTTTCCTTTTACAATGTCTTGAAGATGCAGTGTGTTCATGTGTTACCTCTTAATATCTCATACCGCTGCTACATGTTCTGCCGGGCAACGGTTTTATCTCTGATTGCCATGTGACTGGATTGTAAATAATCTGTTTTCTACAGTTATCGCATCTGGAAATCACTTTCTGTTTGGATTTTCCATAATACTTGCCAACAACCGAACCACATTTAGGGCATTTAATAATTCTTGGTTCTCTCATAATGTTTCTTTCTAACAAAAAAGCACCACCCGTTAAGGTGATGCTTCTTCGTATGGGGGGGATATTTTTTGAAAAAGAACTCATTGTCAATTTCTTCGATTGTAATTATATCAAATTATATATGTGACATTCTATGACATGTTTTCGTTCAAGTATAAATGACCGTATTTTTTTTCGAACGCTTGTAATGCTTTTCCATGTAAGCGCAATGTCTGTCTAAATGAATACTCCATATCAGATGCAATTTTCTCAAAAGTCTTTTTCTCGATATATCTGGAAAACAAAATGTCATAAAGCACTTCATCCTCGATGCTGTCAATCTGCTTGATAATAATTTCTTTCTTATCAACAAAATTATCTATCATTTCATCTATTTTCTTTTCCATTTCTTCAATTTTTGCGAATTTTGCACCATTTTTATCTAAATCCGGCGATGTTTGAACTCTTTCTCCACTTTTTACAGCAGATATACTACATGCCATGATTTTATATTGGTGTAACTCGACCAATTTATTGTCGATCATCCGATTCAATCTGCTTATCTGCCCTAAATATTCCTTTGTCGTCATTTTTAATACCCCCTACGCATAAATGGATTTATTGCTGCTTCGGCTTTTGCTACTTTGTTTGCTCCTGTGATTCGAACGGCAAAGTTCGATAAAGTATCTGGCACATCGTCTAGTTGCTTTTTGCCAGATACAGAATACTGTTTCAATAATGACATCATCACTCCATATGGTTCTTTTGGTGTATATAGCGACTTATCTTTGAAAATAACGTGCTGCATTATCCAGTTTGAGCATTGGAATATTCTGGCTTCCTTGTTTGTCTCTGTCGGAACGTCAGTAATATTGCATATCCAACCTTTTTTCTCAACACGCTTATTAACTTCCATAGCAACACGATCACCGCCTGCATTTCGCTCAAATTCGCATTCTTGTACTTTGTTATTTACAAGCATGTTTGCGGCATTTTCATACTGCATTTCATAATCTGCCGTATTATCACACACACAATCAACACAATAGTAATCCTCACCGTATTTCTGAAGAATCGGCATAACAAAATAATCCGTTCCTTTTCCTTTTGTGTCGCATTGTCCTGTAATAATCTCCGGTTCTCCGTGTGGCAAATTAAGATAGCGTCTGATTTTATCGTCTGGGAACAACAATCCCTCACGTTCAATCGGTTGCTGCTTATACAAACATTTGTACGATATTTCATCCATCAAAAGTTGCTGATCTTCGAAAAATTCAACCGTAAATCCAGAAAATTCATAATCAAAATTACTTTTCCCTGTTTCTGGGTCTATATCCGGCACAGCAATCACTTTCACCCTTGGATTTCCCTCATACATTGTCTGTATGCGCCCAATTACATCTTTTACGCTCCATCTGGTCGCAATATGGATTTCTTTACAGTTGTGTCCGTCAGTATCTTGAATTTTTCTCTGTCTGGCATCTACGGCATATTTATCCCACAGCTTATCAAGTATTGTTGGGTTCATTGCTTCTTCGATACCTCCAATCATATCGTCAACTAACAGGAATTTTGAAGCACGAACTTTACCGGCATTCTTGCTTCCGACAGATGTACATTGTACACTTGGAAACGGTTTATATTTCCCCACATTAAATTGTTCAACCTTGGCATTTGTGCTTGTAACACGCAATTCTGGGAAAATTTCATTCCATGTATATTCATCAGCATTTGTCACGATATCGTACATGCCATCGTAGTACATTCTGGTAATATCTCCACTATGGGAATAGAACAAATTGAAATCTTTAGGATACCAACCGATAACAGCCGCATTAAAAAACTTTTCGATTGTAGTTTTCCCGGCTCCAGGCACTAAGCTGATGCACAAAATATCGTATTTGTCATCTATCATGTCCTGTAAAGCGTCCACAAGACCGATTTTTAAGAATTGCTTACGTCTTGGCATGTAAAAACGTTCTTTTGGTTCACGTTTTCTCTCAAGATATCTGAAAAAGCTGTCTACTTTCTTATTTCTCGCTTCCAGAAGCAAAACAGAATAAAATTTATCAATAATTTCAAAATCTGTCTTATTCTCAAAAGCATATTTTTCCAATTCCCAGATGTCACCGTCTGACATATCAACACAAAACTGCTCTATGATCTGTTTACAACGTTCAGTTATCTGTAATCCGTATTCAATATCCTTTTCATTTTCAATAGCTACATATGCAGCTTCAATATACGCATTTATAGCATCTTCATCTATGCCATACTTTTTTATATACTTTTCGTACTCATTTACGGTGGATATAAGGCTTGAACTAGCCAATAGATTACACCTCCACTTAAAAAGCAGAAGTGTATAAATGACTTCTGCCTATAACTTTTCTAGGTTAGCGACTAACTACTATTGTTAGCCGGTAATATTTTTATTAAAATGTTGGCATTGCGTTTTGATATTCCATAATCTCGCTTCTAAATTCTTGCAACTACGTGTTCTTTTACAATTTCTTCTTTTTCCGGGTCGTAAATAACCGAACCGTTTTTATCAGTCTTATGCTTATCAAATTCGCAAGAAATTTTTATGCATGGGTATCTCAATGGCGTGCAGTCGGCATGGAAATCAATATTATACACTCCCTTTTGCCATTTTCCATTGGCATAAATCTTTGTGTAACCGCCTTTTCTGGTTTTGATTATAATTTTTGAACGTGTTCTCTTCATTTCCAATACACCTTGAACCCCTTCTTTTTATACTGCCCTACGGCTTTTTTAAGGCTCATATCGTCCTCATACTTTTCATTCAGCATAATCACCACATTGCCTTTTTCAACGCCGTATATGTTGCAATTTGCAATTTTCTTAGCCGTTCCAAGAATAGCTTTTGCCTGTTTGTGGGTCATTTCATAGGTTTTGGTTCCCATATTAACAATCATTTCTCATAAACCTCTCAAAATTTTACATACATTTATAGCACAAGTCGTATGTGACATTTAAAATACCATTCCTTGTAATCGAATTTCCGCACAGTATTCCTTTTTCAATTTCAGCACCGCACCTGCCGCAAGTGTGCCATTCTTTTTGGTGTTTCATAATTTAATTCCTAGCCTCTCTGCTTCGCTTTTGCAAAATTCCGCATATTCTTTTTCAAATCTCTTAAATTCTGATATGCTATGTGCAAATATAAGCATTCCGACTTGGTAAATATTCATTTCTTGAAAAGCACTGTGGCCTGTTAATCTTGATGGGAAGTCGCAATATTTAGGGTAACGCACTTGAAAATTACCATTTTCTAAATATCTAGCCCACATTACAAGCATTCCTTTGTCGTTTATAACATTAAAACAAAATTTTGAATTATCACTCATTCTTCCACTAACTTTCTTCCACAGATAGGACAATTATTGATTTTCATTACACCTGGGCAAAAGCTGTCTCCGGTATCAATTCTCAAATAATACTCATCATTATCTTTAAAAATGAAGTCGTTTCCGGTGCTTAATGCATTTAGATATCCTGATTTAGCATCAATTATTTTCTTGCAAAAATCACACATGGCTACTCCTTGAATAGCCCATCCGGCAACTGTTCACCTTTTACAACCATGTTGAAATACTTATTGGCTGTCGGCAAGCTGATTCCAATTTCTTTAGCTGCTTTAGACATGCTCTTTGTACCTGCCAGAACTTCATCCAATCCTTTGTAGAATTTTTCTTTGTCAATCGGTCTTACTCCCTGTGCCATATTTTGTTTCTCCTCTTCTGGTCAATAAGCATTTGCATACACGCAACCAACATTCCATCAACAAACGCAACAGCAGAAACATATATACTCAATTCTCCTGTCTTGCATGCACAAAATGCTGTATTAACAGTCCATACTGCTATTAAAAGATACTTTACAATTACAAATTTCTTCATAATCTCCTCATTTCTGGATATGATTCACACAATCAAAGGTCTATTCATTCCAAACGCATTACAGCTTTTTGTGTGTCATTTCCTAGCTGATTGTCGTGCACATAACCAACCAACCTTGTTTTTGTGCGTTTCTTTTAGGTGGATGCATCCACCTTTGCTGACTCTTTTATGCCAACGTCAAACATACACGAAGCACTGAGACCATATATTGATTCGGTGTGGATTTGAACCACACATAGCAATCACTTTTGCAACAGGTAACACCCATACATGTTCCTTTGCCGTCTTTTTAATTCAGCAACTTGTTCCTAACCAAAGTGTGGATTGCCTTATGCTTAAGCGTTTACCCATTCCGCCACGAATCAACACACACGACATAACCGGTATTTTAGCGTATGCAATGGAAAAGGTTGGAATTGAACCAACAATGTTTACCACATGGGAACGGTTTTACAGACCTCCATAGCACAACCAATAGCTACCTCTTTTCCGTGTTCATTTCTGCAAAATCGGAATGGTAGGATTCGAACCCACGACCAACTGTGTATAAGACAGGTGCGCTAACCAACTGCGCTACATTCCGATACCGGGCAAATTTATTTTCGCCCGGCACAACACATATCAAGAAAGGATTGAACTCTATGAAAAGTCCAATGGCTGCAACAGGACTTGAACCTGTTCCTCCAAATGTGCGCGCTGTGTGCTTTCCGTTACACCATGCAGCCTTGTTTGCATACATTTCAGTGCGGTATGCAAGCGCACAACAAGAGGTGTAAAAATAGGGATGCCACTCATGCCATCTGTCCGATGGCTAATCCCTACACAACATTTGACCGCTATGTAGGGCATATTTTTTATAACAAGGAGAAATAAATGTATGGGATTTTCGGATATACATCCCAAACTAGGGTAATCGGAATCGAACCGATGACCGCGGAGTCAAAATCCGTTGCGCTACCACTGCGCCATACCCCACTAGCAAAACAATATGTATGCTGCATTAAATGCAGAAATCAATGTCAAAGTTACCAACAAGAAAAATCCATTGTTTTTTTCGCTAGAATCGCTTGCTGCTCCGGAACCAATTAGCATCAGCAGACAAATTACTATGTTTGCAATAATCAAAAAACATCTAATCATAATCTCTGCCCTCCCAGTCTGGGCATTCATGGAGATAATCTATAAAGTCAGAGCAGTAATCACTATTATCGTTTACACAAATCCAATCATCCTCTTGATCGGTTCTTGCAAACCTACAATTACCACAACATTTTTCACCATCTGCCATTTTTAAAGTCCTCCATCTCTTTTACGCTCATGCCTACAATTCCAGCTGAACCGTCAGAATCTGTATGTTTGAAAAACTCACCGTTCTGCGGCCACATGTATCGGAACATCGCATAATTTGCCAAATCCAGAAGATACTCTGTGTTCTTTGTCTCTTTGAACTTCTCAAGACATTTTTCAATGCATCCCAGAGCGTCTACGTTTCCGGTAGAGAAGTTTTTGCTTGCCTTTCCATATTTGTAATAAGACTGGCAAACAAGTGCTTTTCTTTTGTCATCAAACGTTTTTGAATAATCCGTCTTTAGTATTCCATCAGTCACCGACATTTTCTCTACCCTCCCGGTGTTTTATCTGGCATGCAACCATTTGACGGATATTTGACCGTTCTACGTTGATTCCATGCCCTTGTCTGCACAGCTCACATGTCAGAATCAATCCGCACTGTGAACATTCATCAGTTATTCTTCTTCCGGCTAATGTTACCATCAGATATCTCCTTTTTTTCTATGCAGTGATTTCTCTGAATCAAATCCATCCGGGTAACGCTCCCACAGCTTTTTATTGTTCGTAATTGCAATTTTCTCAAGTGTGGTTCCTAAAGATTCAGCTATCAGTGCCAGATAGTACAGAACATCTCCGCACTCTTTGATGTAATGCTCACGGTCAAATGGATGCCCCTGGAACAGTTCTTTTTTTATCAGATCTACCATTTCGCCAGATTCGCCGGCTGCACCTAAGATGCCGTTCAGTAACATGTTTTCGTTATTCGCCTTGCAGATATCACTAGCTGTTCTCATTACTCCTGTCTGAAATTCGTCAAATGTCATTTTTTACACCTCCGATTAATAATCTAAATGTTTCTTTCCCCTTTACCGTTATGTAAGTCTGAACATTTGAATACCCAAACGGTGTTGAAAAGTCTTTCATCTGAAACAGACCATTTTTTCTGTGCTTTTCATATGGTTTCAGCATTTTGTGGCGATCACGGTATACATATCCGTTATTCACAAGCCACTGTGTAAACTCTTTTGGTGGAATGTGAAGCTCTTTTGCCGTATCTCTGAATGTTGTCAGCAATCTGCTATCAACAAGATTGTCAAAATACTCTGCTTTTGGTTCCATCTCAGTTATCTTTGCTTCTTTCTCTGCAATTATCTGATTTGCAACCACAAGAGCCTTTGCTACAAGCTGCTCCGGTGTAAGTTCTTCTTGATTCTGAATATATCCACCGTTCTTACGGATTGACGGCAACACATCTGATGTAACCCACTTCTTAAAGTTCTTAGCGGAATCTAGCTTGCTGTTAAAAATCAAGCTATACATTCCACTTTCATTGACAACAGTAGTATCTTGCGTGCCAGAGGTACTGCTTACCGGGCATAACCTTTTATCTTCGTTTTCAACATTATGTCTCAATGCTGAATACAAATCCTTATATCCTAATGCCCTTGCTATATCATTACCTACAAACCATGGTTCTCCATCAACTACTACTGTTCTTACTTTTCCAAACTCTGGATTTTCAAATATTTTTAATTCATTCATAATAAATACCTGCCTTTCTGATATTTGCCTTATTTATGATAACAGCAGAGAAATCGTTAAGGCTTACGACTTTCGGGTGTACATCCCTATCTCTGCCAGTTATGCCTTTTTGTTTTTGTCGGAACTTACGGGACTTAGTAGGGCGGTTTTTCGTGCCCTGTCAGACCCCCTCCCCCGTCTTGCGTCTCTTATCTAGGTAACCAATTCTAAATTGTGCGATATTCAAAAACAATTCATACAATTCTCTTTTATTCCGTTCAACTATTCGCAAAATTATTAAATTAGCGAAGAGTTGCGAATAGTCCCGAACCCGCAATCCATTGTATTTACTGGGTTTCTGAATTGTGTATCATTTCACACAATTCAAAGCGTTGTTGCTATTGGTTATCCTCTTCTAATTGTGTTTGATTGTCGCACAATTCAACCGATTTATTTTGCCCTAACTTTGGCAGCTGGTCAGCGGTTAATGCTGTTCGCTGTCTGTTGCTATCGCTTGTGTATGGGCTTGCCCAACCGTGCCGCCTGTTCAGTACTGCGATCACGCCGACTGGGTTCTGTTTGCCAGTCACAAGCTTATCGCTGAGGCTTTCTTCGTTAAATGTCATTAACTTTTTGTAAATCTTAAAACCTCCGTCACTTAGTTTAGCCCTGTTATTTCCCCATTCTGTAATGGTTAGATTATTAATACCCGTTAACGTACTAAAACCTAGTATACTAACCTCTTTATCATACTTCATACATAGCTTATATATATATATATCTACTATATCTAACAACAGATCATAGTTATATGCGTTATTGTTAGTTACAAATAAACCGTTGTTATAATCTGGTTTACTCTTCAACTGGTTAGTACCTTTAAACACATGACTGTATATGTAATATAGACATGCATTCCAGATAGACTGACTTTCTTTCTTTAGGTCATCAATGTTATTTTCTTCACAAAAAAGATGTAAGTACATGTCAAAGTCATTTTCATATACGTCCGTCACTTCATGCGCCTGATCTCTGGTCTCGTTTGCTCTTTTCATGTTTTACACCTCTTTTCATTTTCTGGATAAATAAAAAACGCCCGCAGATCTGTAAAAGACCTGTGAGCGAATTTTCTTTTTGCCGTCCCTGCTCTTTTCGTTTCCCCGCCAATGCTTTCTCCATAATCGGCAGCTTGGAGCACTCTAACGGGGGCCACTTGAATTTTCTGAAATCAAGATAGCATTTATTTTTTAAACTGTCAATAACTTTTTACTATCACTACTCTGAGTATTATTGTATACAATATACTGCATTATAATATATATGAATATATCTGGTATCATGTATTTATCAATACACTAAATATATAATACCTTGTTTAATTAAAAGAGAAAAAATAAGGGTTTATAGATATAATTTACATACTACACCCGTAAGGGTGTAAATATATATACTATACTAACCTAATCTATACTATACTGGGTTGCCAGATGGTTGCCGTGTGGTTGCCAGATGGTTGCCACACAAAAAAAGACGGTCATTTCTGACCGCCTTTATTTTATTTTTTACAAACTATACAGACGCTTGGCATGTCTGCCGTTACGTCTGTTCCCTCAAGATCATGCGATCCAGGAAAAGCATACATGCAACCGGAACAGCCGTATTTCACATCACCGGTGTAACATTCATTGTAGCTCACCTCAGAAGTGAGCTTATATTTTTTCATTCCCTCTTTTGTCATCTTTTTCCCCTCCTGCTTTATTTCTTTGCTATGTACAGATAATCGTAATCGCCTAAAGTATAGGCTTTGAAATCTGCCACATATTTTGTCTCAGAATCATTTCTTTGAATTTCATCTGCATACGCTTTTGCTGCGTCCAAATCAGAGAAAATCCCAAAAGTCAAATCATAATTTTTTTCCGGCGCGTATTCTTCAAAAACCACAAATCCGCCTTGTTCTTCTGCCTGCTCTGCGTCAATTTTGTATTTTAAAATATTTTTCATCTTTGTTTCCTCCTGTTTTGTTGGCTTGTTTATGTGTTATTCTACTTTTTTTTCGTTTATTAACGTTGTCTTTCTTTTTTCTTCTTTTTCTGCTTCTTGAATGTTTTCTTTTTCCGCTCTCTTGGCTTCTATTTGCTTTTGAATTTCAAGAAGTTTCTCCCGATTTTCTTTTTGCTGATTTGTGGAAATTTCTGTCGGTGTTTTTTCTGCTCTGCTCTCGTCTATAGCATCTAAAACACAGCCAACAATGAACCCATTTAAACTTTTTCCAGCTGCTTTTCTTATACGCTCTTCGTCCTCTTTTTTAAATCTTACAAGCGTTTTGAAATAGTTGTTTTTTTCATATTTTGCCGTTGCCTTTATATGTGCCTTGCTTGCTGCCATCTTTTGCCCTCCTGTTCTTTTTTATAACGATATCATAATAACGTTAACGTGTCAAGCATTTTATATAGATATCGTGTTATTTTTTATATATAGATATCGTGTTATTTTATTATAATGTTAGCGTGTTATTTTTGCACAATTTTCATATAATGTTAACGTGTTATTTTTGTCTATTTTTCCATATTGAAATCATAACACGTTATCGTTATAATATAACCAAGTTAAGAAACACGAAAACAGAAAAAAATGGAGGAAAACGAAATGACAGAAAAAACAAAATTATTTTTAAACACATGGGGCGCATATAACGACGGCTGCATCGGTTATGGTTGGATGACCGCAGACGAAGCAGAAGCATTTATCGAAGAGAACCCGGATCGTGACGGCGGCGAGTGGTTCATTGCTGACATTGATAATTATTTGGGCGTTGAGTTCCGCAACCTCAATTATAGCAACGTCGATGACGTTATAGAAACGATCAGGGAACTGGAGGACATGGACGAATACGAACGCGATGAAATAGTTGCACTGATGGAATATCTGAGCACAGAGGACGTTCATGAAGCCATTGAAAAACATGATAGTCATGTTTTTTATGAGGACATAGAAAGCTATCACAACAGTTGCGATGAACTCATAGAACAGGAAATGCAAAATGCTGCTTCTATCGTTATGCGGTATTTCGATTATGACGCATATCATCGCGATTGCGACTTTGATGTTTATGAAGCATCAAACGGCATTGTGATAGCTGCATAAATAGCCGAAACGCTCCATTTTTGGAGCGTCCACCGCGGGACGGTCTCCCGGTGCTGATGATGGCAGACCAGAAAGGAAAATAGACATGAAAAAAACAAAAATCGGTATCATTTTACTTTGTGCAGCATCTTTTATCGCTGGCGTGCTGGTCTCTCAGCCGTCGCGGGTCCAAAAAATGGAAAATGCGCTTTCAACGGTGATTAGCTACGAAGAGGACGAAAACGGAATTTACTTGTATACATATGACGGCAATGTATACAGATTGAACAAATAAGGGGCATATCATAAAAAAGGCAACGCCGGGCGAAGTTCCGGCGCATTGCTATATTTTGGAAAATTGGAGGATATGAAAAAATGAGAGCTTATATTTTGCACTTAAAAGAAGAAAACAAGCTTGTAACGGAAGCAGAAGCAATCAAGGAAGCAGAAAGACAAGAGAAAGCCGGAACGGTTCCGCGCTATGCATGGCGGGATTATAAAACAGGCGAACAGATCACGCCGCCCGGCTGGCTTGTATGGTCGACGTATGCGGACGGTTGCGGGGTCGTTTATCGCAGATCAGACGGGAAAATGATTCTTGTCACTGGATGGCAAGGGGACTTTACTTGCATTTAGCCGGATTTATTCCGGCTTTTTGTCGTGCCGTCAATGGTTATTTTGCCCGGTTCGATTCCGGCGGGCGGTCTTTTTGGCATCCCGTGGCTATATGCTGCACGGTGAATTTTTGGCGCATTTATGTGTTCCGCAGCTGCCAGCGGTAAAAAATGGCAGTTCGTGTGTGTTTCTGCATCCGGCACACGGTTAAAAAAAATCAGATCCAGCGCAGCGGCGACCGCGTTAGAATTGCCACGGCTCAAGACAAGCAATGCCGGTTATAATTGTGCTTGCGTTTGGTGCTGGCGTGCCACCAAATAAAAACAGATCACGCCCGGAACGCTGACCGCATCCAGTCAAAAAAGCAAAATACTTTTTGAACCTTGTTCCGTTTTATATATCGGGCGCAGGTTTATTAAGTGAACCCAAAAAACAGGAGGTAGAACCATGTCAAAATTTAAAATTAAAAAATGCACGTTTTGCGGTGAAAAAGGTGCGCAGGTTATCCAGATCAGAAGCGGTCGCGAAGTTGTGCGGCAGTTTGTCCCGGCTGATTGCTTGCGCGATTTCTGCGCCAAGATTGGGGAACCAGAACTGTATACAAAATACATTAGCTTGCCGGATTGACTCCGGCTTGTCTGTTAGTGTATACTATTGACAACTAGATACGAACTGCAACGGCGGCGGCGCGTGACATGCGCGCCAGGTCGCTAAATTGTCAGAATTATTTCAAATTGTCAGAAAATAACGAATCCGTTTTAAAATCCAGTCAAAATCGTGACGAAATTTCAAGATTTGCCGATCTGGTTTTTCAGTCTGAAAATCGGTACCCCGGGGGGTATCAAAATCAACTAGGACATTCCGCGGCACTTGTTATTTTGAAAAAAATTTCTGTGAAAATCTCGCAAAAATCCAACCGAAAAATCGAAATTTGCAATTTTGAAATCCTTGCTCAAAATTCAGACCCAGGGGGGCTTAAAATTTTGCTAGACCATTTTTTACAGATTCAATCGTAAACAAAATTGCTTTGCTTGTGTATGTGCTTACACTTAGTTCTTCCAGTAAACGTTCCATTGTCATTCCCGGATTTGTCTTGTGTATATATTCCAGTAGTTCATCAATTTTATTCATTATGCAACTCCTATCTGCATATTTGCCATTAATTCATCAAGAAGATATATCAAGTCCGTACCGTACAGGCTTATCCAGTCCGCAAGGTACTCTTCCTGTTCAATAGGCATGGATATGTTATGCGAAAAGCAGAAACAATGGCATAGTTCGTGAGCCAATATTTTACGCAAATAACCATTTTTAGGAATATCTGATAAATACACCGTCTTGTCGTTCCAATCGCTCACAGCAAGGCTATGAGAACCGTCAGAACGCATTAAATGTTCACTGTTCCCATTCACAAATAATATTCTCCAAAGTATACCGTTAATCTCAAACATAAGTACCTCCAAAAATAGCCGGAGAACTGAATCCCCGGCTATCGCATTTTACATCTTAGACACCAGTGTAGACATCTTTGCTTTAATCATAGACCGTTCTTCCGGTGTCATATCGCCAAGCATGTCTGTTACGTCCTCGCTCAAGTCTTTCATGTATTTTTCCAGATCACGCATCTTTGCTTCTTTGTCATGTTGTGTATTTGCCCGGTGAAGCTCTTTGCTCTCCATGTATGTCTTACGGCTCATGCCACTTCTACCCTCTCTTGAATCACGCATAGCACTGTCAGAAATGCGTGACGGTTCGGAATAGTACATGCGCCCTCTTCTGTCTCTGTCCATGTCTCGCCCGTCAGTCCAATCATGGTACATTTCCGGGGTCATGTGCCAGTATGGCATTTCCTCATATCCTCTGCGTGTTCCTCTTCCTTTAGGTGCGAAACGTCCGTTTGCATATCGGTAATTGTCGTAAAATCTTCTACCACCATCGCCGTATCTATCGAACATTTCCATGATCTCATCTGTTTCAGATTCATCCATTGCTTTGGTTAGCGTTCTGTAATACATGGCTTCCGCAAGGTCTTTGAGCATGTCTGTTACCTGCCCCATCTCTACCGGGTCAACATTCTCTATCCCTTTGTTGAACTCACTTTCAGCGCACTCTGCAATTTTCTCAATCATGCAATGCATTCTTTTAATATCCATAACTCTACGCCTCCCTTGTTACAACTAAGTTAGCGTTAGCTACGTCAATAGCAACACCACTGGTGTTCTCAACGGCTATGTTTAAGCAACAGCCTTTCGGAACATCTACATAGATTCCAGTCGAAACATTATTGAACTGCGCCACTGCTGCCGGTGTAGAAATCATCTGTGAAGAAAGAACCGGTTCACCACTGATTGCGATTGCCAGAGAAATTTCTCCGGCCGTACCGCCAGTAGGAACGGCAATATTTGCAGAAAAATCTACAAAATATCTCGCCCGGCACTGATTTGTAAGCCCTCTAAGCGTAACAATTCCAGAACCCTCTCTGTGTTGAATACAGTTAGACCCTTTAACTGCTGTGTTTGTGAAAACAACGTTCCCGTTAGCTGCCACATTTTGGCTAGAAACGGCTGTATATTCTGCCATTTAATTTACCTCCTAAATCAAAGTTAGGGGCAAACAACAGTCTGCCCCTTATCACTGTAATACTGCTTAAGCAGACATAACCTTGTCTAAATCTTGTCTAAACCTTGGCTAAGTTACGCTTATTCTGTTGTACTTTTAGCATCCGCAACCAGTATTGCATCCGCAAGCATATCCATACGGCGATGGAACGGTGTAGGCCGGAATCGGAGCCGGGTTCACAGCATTGATAATCTGTTGTGTCTGAGCTGCCATCTGAGTTGTAAGCAGTGCGCTCTGACGATCCTGTGAAGCTGCTCTGCGCAGATCATTATTTTCTGCCTGTAAGGAAGAAATTTTTTCGTTGCAGAGATAGTCCAAAATGGCTCTAGTGCCTGCGTTCTGGCTATCAATGATATCTCTTGTATTTGTGTTCATGGTGTTCTGTAACGCACATGTGTTTGTTGCCATGTTGTAATTTACACCTTGAATAGCTTCTCTTGTCTCACAGCAGCAATTAGCTAACTGTGACTGTAAAGCGTTGGTGTTCTGCATATTAGCAACAGTATCAGCGTTAATAGCCTGCTGAATGCCATAGCCGGTCTGCATGATATTTGTGCTGATTCCGTTAAAACCGGTAAGCATACTGTTGTTCATAGCGTAGAATCCATCACAAAGTCCGTTAGAAATGCCATCTAACTTGCTGATAACTGCGGAATTATCAAATCCTCTCTGAATATCAGCCTGTGTAGCTGCTGTAGCAACATAACCACCGCCATTATTACCGCAAAATCCACCTAATCCGTTGTTTCCCCATCCAAAAAGCAACGCGAACACGACTATAATCCATAACCATCCCCCGTCGCCCCATGCGCCACCGTCAGAATAACCGCCAGTAGCCGGCATAACAGGCATGGTAAAAGGCGTATTGTTTGAGTTAAACATAGTTTTACCTCCGAAAATTTTATTCATAAAGATGTCACCTAGGAATTGTATACAAACATCTATTATGCCATTAATTATTAAACTTGCTTTTGATCTGATTTATTACATCGTCTGCATTCAGACCTTTTTCCTTACACAAATTTCGTGCCATTTGCTCAATTCCTTGCATATCGCCTTTTTGAGCCATCTCTATTGTATTCTTCATTAAGGGATTACTCATAATCTGATTATTTCCCATCATCTGTTGTAAAAATTGCTGTGGGTTTCCGTTTTTCATCATCTGGAAAATATTTAATGGGTTCATTCTGCACCATCCTTTTGAATTAACATACCAACTACATATCAACTAATGCACCAACTAAGTTGTACTATTCTTTGATTTAGTTGTTCTATTAGTTGGTGTATCGCAAATTTTTTGCTCCAACTTGCAAATTTCACTTACAAGTTCGTTTATCTTTTCATCAAATCCGCTTCTGACATCTTCTAGTGCTTCTAAAACAGTTTTTTCTTTATCGTTTGATAAGTTGTTAGCCTGTTCATTTAAAGCTGGCTTAAACACGACAGTACGGATTGTACCGTCAGCATTCCACTGTTTTGCATAAATTTCCGACATGTCCTGTTTTGGAAATATTGCAACACTTCCGTCCATTGGAACATCGTTTGCATTAATCACATCAACCGATGGAACAATTTTCCCATTTATGAAAGTCGATTGTGACTGCTGGACCGGTTGTATTTGCTGTTGAAACTGCTGCTGTGGTTCGAATCTCTGCTGTTGGTATTGGTTTCCGCTATAATTCCCATATTGGAAATATGGCTGTATCTGCGGATTGTATATGCTATTCGGATATTGGTTGTTCATCTGCATTCTGCTTTTCCCCCTCTAAAACTTCCTCGATCGCATGTATCACAGAGGATTGTGTCTGCAAATCAAGCCTTTGCATCTCTTTTCTGTTAAAAATTTTCTCTAAAATTTCATCTGAAAACACATTGTCACCCTCTTTCTGATTAAATTTTTGCATAAAAAACAAGCCGATACCATATCAGTATCGGCTCAAAAAAGTATCACATCACTTTTCTTATTTTTTCATTCATAATCTTTGCTATACGTTTCACTGTGGCAATACTCACATTCATTTTCTCGGCACACATCTCATAGCTGTATTCTCCGTTTCGAAGAAGGAACAATGTGCGTTGCTGATCTGTGAAGTTAGCTTTATCTAAAATGTAATTAATTTCATCTTTGGTAAAATCCGGCACTTTTATCATGGCAATACCTCCAAAAATATTTTTGAGAAATTGACAAAAAAAGCACCCCTTATATTATATGCATAAGCATAAAAAAATATGTTTACCGAAGCCAAATTTTTTAACTGTATTAAGGCTATTTTCTTACACTATTTTAGTACCAATTTCAGTACCATTTTTTTAATTATTGCCATTTTAGTACCAATTTGAAGTCGAATTTAAACGTTTTTGTAGACTTTTGTAAATACCAAAAATCAATTGCAACCCTAGCAACCATGCGGTTTGTAGACATATGCAGACTTTTGTAGAGAAAGTCGAAATTGCGCTGTTTTATTCCTACATGGAACATAGCTTTATGATTTTATTGTCCGCAAACCCTTGATTTTACTGAATTTCGTGAAACTATTTTTATATTTTAGTACCAATTCAGTACCAATTTTAAAAAATTATACCACTTTCAAACTTTTTTCAATCAATCTCATTTCTTCTGTCTTCATCTCTTCATCGGCATGAACATAAAAATTCATTGTCATTTGAATAGTGCTGTGCCCCATGATTTTTTGTAATACTTTTGGTGGCATTTTCGCGCCAGCGCATCTTGTAGCAAATGTATGCCGGAGAGAATGTATCGAAAACTGCGGTATATTTGCACGCTCTGCATATTTTTTCAAATATTTGTCATAATTATCGCAGTAAATAGGGTTCCCGTTTTTGTTCGAAAAAATCAAATTTGCATATTTAATATTAGATATTTTATGTTTTTTCTTCTTTTCTCTTTGATCTATAAGTATGTTTATTGCTTCTTCTGTAAGTGGTATTTTTCTTACAGCATTTTCCGTTTTTGGCTCAGAAATTTCCCAGCCGTCTTTACTATGATATTTAGCACTTTTTGATACTTCCGCAATTCGATTTTCAAAATCAATATCATTCCAAGACAACGCGTTTATTTCCCCAACCCTTAATCCAGTCTGTAGGATAAATGCGCAAGCATTGTAGTATGGTTTTCCTTTTTCAGAAATCAAAAAATCTATTTGTTCTTTTTTTGTGAGAAATCTTCTTTCCTTAGATTTTTCGCCAACTGCATATACATCTTCTGTTATTGGGTTATCATCTATCATTTTATTTCTTTTACAGAACTTAAAATAACTATTCAATAACATTTTTATTTTATTTATACTTGATGTTTTCATGCCTTTTTTCTTTGCATTTTGTAGTATATTTATGCAGTGAACAGGCAATATTTCCGATGTAAGTTTGTCTCCTATGAACGGTTTTATATGATTTTTCCACCGTCCCTCATACGCAACAAACGTTATGCTTCTGACTTGCTCTTTTTTAATTTCATAAAGCCAATATTCAAAACTTGCCGTAACCGTAGGCACTTTACAGTCAAGTATATTTCCGTGTTCTTTTTTATACTGCATTTCCGCAACCCATTTTTTGCATTCTGCCAGCTTTTTAAAAGTTTTCGAATATCTTTCGCCGTTGCGATCTGTTACCCTGCCTAGATAGCTACCATCTTTTTTCTGAGAAATCCCAACACCAAGTTCTTTCCCTTTTAGGCTTTTTCCCATTAGTCGCACCCCTTTCTTTAAAAGAAAAAGCCTTAATACAGTAATTACATATTACTACATAAGGCTTTAAAAGTCTACATTCCCACGTTTTCCGATATGAATTTTTCAAACTCTTTTCTTTTTATCAACCGCTTGTTGCCACACCAGATAACGTATTTACATCTGGGATCGTTGGTCATCTCTCTTAACCGGTTGACTCCAACATTGCTATAAGCTGCTGCTTCCTCAAGAGTTAATGTCACTTTTTCCCATATTGGGACTAATGTTTTTTTACTAGCCATTATTCACACCTCCCGCCAAATCAAATTTAACTTCTTCTTTCAAAATTTGCTTTACGTCATCTTGTGTAATATATCCAGTTGCAATATAATCATTAATCAGCGCGATGCATTCTCCTACAAATTTCCTGATCTGATTTTTACTGAACTTTTCAATCTCCTGTAATTCCGTGCACACCATGCATATTGCCAGTGCACATGCCAGCGTAGCTGCTTGTGTGTAATCGTACATATCACGTGGATTCCTCGGATGTTGCATTTCTGCAATCTGGTATCTGGTATTTCTTGGAATACGTTTACACTCCGAATAAATATCAATATCCATTTTTTTCTTACAGTACAGAATCATGTGATCCACTTTAATTCCAGCCTGATCGTTTTTTAACACGCAACTTCTAACCTGTTCATTTACACGATTCAATCGTTTTATTCCAAATCCGAATTTGTCATGTAATACCCACAACGAAATCTCTTTTATATTTGTGTATGCTCTGCTTGACATTTTCGACATCCAATTTATTCTGCTCTGATATTCGCCTATTGCATCAATTTCTGACTGCATCCAGCCATAATTAGGTTTTTTCTTCCGTTTTGCTCTGCTTAATTTACTGCTCATACATTCACCTTACTACCATATCTTTTGTTCATTTCCACCCACTGTGCATATGCTTCTTTTCCAAATCTGTCACAAAATCTAGCTGTCATACTTAGTTTCTTCGGTTTCTTAACTTCACCAATCTTTTCCAAACGTATTTCAACGTTTTCCGGCTTGTGTTCGTCAGACATGTGTTTTGCTTTCAGTGGAGATATACCAAACGTTTCCGTCAACTCCTCGGAAGTTGCACACTCCATAAATGTTTTCCCATTCACAAAAACTTTGTATTGATTCATCAATTCCACCCCTTATCTAATCTTTCACGCCAATCATTTGGCATAGGTACTGTAATATCGCTATTTTGACCGTATTCCGTTTTTTTATCTTCAAGCAAGGATTTTACCGAACATTTATTTTTATTCGCTATTTGAGCCGAATAAGATTTCTGAGACGTATTCTCAATCATTGTTTTGACGTCAGATGGCATTTTTGATATTTCTGCCGCTCTCTGCGCTTCTACCCGGTACGCTCTCAAGAAATTGGATTGAATAACCGTTTCAACGCTCTCAAGGTTCGTCTGCGACCAGTTCCTAAGATTGTCTGGTGTTCCAACAGCTTTTTGTACCAATGGTGGAAGTTTTGAGAACTCTTCCACCGCTCCATAATACCCGTTCCGAATTGCCTTGCTGACTAATCCCCATGCTTCTGATTCATTTAACTGAGCCGGTTCATTCGCAGTTTTGATTTTATCAACGATTTGACCAATGCTTGGTGCAAATCCAGAAGTATCAGACAGTATATATGCCCTTAATCCATATTCCACTTGAGAATATGAGTATTCAGAAAGTAACAAGTTCCAAGTGTTGATCGCAACAGTTTTATCCGATGGCTTATAATTCGGGTATGCAGCTTGTACCATCATCAGAATTTGTATTGTTTCATCTCTGGTCATTAAGATTCCCTCCATTCATCAAAAACTGTTTTGCTTTTTTCAGTTGAATTTTTGTTTCTTGACCGCTCCCATGTTCGAACCGCTGCTTTCCAGTCTTTCATTTTGTTTTTGCCTATCATCCACCCTTTTGATTCATAGAAATCAATGAAAGATTGTGCATCAATTCCATTTCCACGTTCTGAGCAGTACGATTCAACTTCTTCAACCGTTGGGGGAATAAAGCGTTTAGCTTTTCCCCCTCTCACACTCTCCCCTATACTATCCTTACCTATACTATCCTTACCTATACTATCCTTACCTATACTATCCTTACCTATACTATCCTGTGGTTGACAAGTGGCAACCATCTGGCAACCATCTGGCAACCATTCTCTTTCATTAGGTTTGAGCATTGTATAAGAGCCATTCTCTTTGATACGTAATTTTGCCAATTCTTCTTTGAAATTTGTCTGTGTATATCTATCTTTTCTAAGCGCATTAGCCATTCTCCAATGTTTTATAACAATAACACCACTATCGAACTGATAAATATATCTTTTTTCAAGCAACTGTTGCAGATCAGAAACGCTTGCATGTGCCTTAAACATAGAGATTGACACTTGATTGCAAAATCCATCATCGTCTGCCGACATAGACAAATGCAAATATAATGCTTGCGCTGATGCACTTAATGACATGAAGTTGTCATCATCAGTAACTTTTTTAGTAAACATCCGGCGTTCTGCCATTTTTAATCATCCCCTTTATCTATCTTTTGTTTGAACAATCAATTTGTTTCTTCACATTCTGCCTGCAACCAGTCAATAAAGCCTTGATGTCCTTTCTTGCAATACTCAGATGCCATGCATTCTTCACACCGATATTCCGATGTATATGAAGATACTTCACACAGAAACTCTGCCAGATCCGCATCACTCATGGAACGAATTCTATCTACGTTTTTCATGCTGCTACCTCACTAATTTTTCGATTGGAACTGTGAATCCACTGAATCTTTTTTCTTCCAGATAAATGTCTGTGTCAAAAAATATCAGTTCTTTTGTCTCCGAGTTAAATGCCATGCTTACTCCATTTCGAATAAGACTTTTACGCAAAAGTTCCAGAACTATTAGGATTTCTTCTTTTGCATTTCCATTAATAACATTTTCACTCATTCTCCTACTCCTCACTTTTTGTAAATATGATATTCCCACAGTTCTGGCACTCTGCCATGCTGATATAATGATCAGAGGCGTTTATAGAACCAATAGCAATCAATCGTGGCTTTTCGCATCCACAGTTAATGGCCACCCCGTCTATAACCAGATTGTTTTCTGTGTCATAAGCAGTAAGTCCTTTTCGCAATTCAATTTTCATTTTTTCACCAGCTCACCGTCTTTAATCATTTTCTCAAGTTCCGCAACCGAATACGATTCAACATAGCTTGTATGTCCTACGAATCCGCCAGTAAAATGCAATCTCATCCGTACAAATCTGCCGTGATCTGGCACAGATTCTACTACTGCATTCACCCATTCTTTCTCTCTAATTTCGGTTGCACTGTTTCTATAAATTTTATATTTCTGCCCTGCTTCGAACATCACTTTTTCTCCTGTTTCCAATATTTTTCGTCCAAAATGTATTGTCTGATAAATCTATCTGCGTACTGTGGATGTATCATTGACCTTGCTGTTTTTCTGTCTACTCCCAATGGATTATCACTTGTAACATATCTTTGCTTCATAACATCAACCACCTCTAACGGTTCAAAAACCAAATTATTTTTAGGTTGCAAACCAATGAACCAATATTGTGTAGGCTTTTTATAGTAATCTCCATTCAACGTCCTGTCTTTGTCGATAACATTAGGTTTTATACACCAAAAATGTGTTAAATAATGCATTCCACTAGTGCTTAATGGATTTTCTATAATCAGCCTTAGATGTTTTCTTTGACAGACAATAACAAATTTGTTAAGCATCTCATAGAACAAACTTAACTGCTTATGTCTTTTCATTGACACCTCGCATTTTTGCTCAATAGTGTAATTTTTATATTGATAAGCTGTGCAGCATAAATGCCTAGGGCTTTGGTCCGAAAAATAAGTACAAGGGAAAAATGCAAGAATCAAATCGTCAGATTTTATTTCGTCAAACAAACTCGGTTCACCTTGATACCCCCCCTCTATTTCTTTGAAAAGGTCGGTAACATAATCAGTTTCGCCAAATTCATTCTGAATATCATAATCGTAGGCTTCAATTCCATACTTCTTGAAAGCATTCTTGAATGTACCTGACTGTTCAAATAAACAATGTACTATCATATAAAATCTACCAAAAGGAAACCTCGGTTTTATGTCCGGACAACCTATTCCTTTCTTTGATTTTTAGTTTAATTTTAAAACTTCTTTCATAGCGTTAGCCATATCACAGATACGCTTGATATAGCCAATAGTAATTTCCTTGTAGTTGCTGTCGCATTCGACAAGATTGTTATCCACAAAATCAGTTACTATGTCGTCAACCAACCTTACAGCATTGTGATTTATTCCACTTTCATCGATCTTCATTCTGAATCACTCACTTTCTTTTCTTTTAAAATCCTCGCAAGACACATCAAGCAAGCAACCGCATTTTTCGACTTCTGTAATTCCCCAATATGTCTTATATCTGTAAGAGTTTTCGCATTTAAAGCAGAAATCCTTGCCGTTATTCAGCTTGCAACTTGTCTTTTTATCTTCCAGTTTTTCCCCAAGACTCTCGTTTATCCTTTTAAGTTCCTTGACCTTTTTCTGCAATTCCTCAAAATCTTCAATGAGTTTGTTGTATTCCTTTTTGCTCAAAATTTTAAACATAAAAATTACTCCTTTACCTCATAAACGAGACAACCGCTTTTGTCCTTTGCCACTCTGACAAGTTCAGCATCTAAAATACTTTCTGGCAGTTCACCCATTGAATTAAAAGTTGCTTCTAAACCGTCAAATGCCACTTTAAATGCCTTTGTTGGTCTTAATCTTTCCATATGTTTTCCTAATGTCATTCTGAACCACCCACTTTCAATAAATCCATAAATTTCTCATACTGCTTCTGCGACACCTTGTTATTAGCTTTATCTTCTCTTAATTCGATTTTAAGGTGCTTTTCAGCGATGGACGACAATTCCCTAGCTAAAACCTTTTTGCCTTGCTGTATGCCCTCTGAGTACGTTCTCGGTTGTTTATACTGACCTGTTACTTGCTTACCTTTGCCTTGGCTGCCTGCCGTTACGTTATACATCTGAAATCCGGCATCCGCCCACTGCCTAATTGTAGAAACTTCCAAATCATCCATCTCTGATTTTGAGCACGTTTTGTATGTCAACTTCCAACCATACGGGTTTTCGTCACTGTAAAATCCATGCTTTTTAAGGCTCAATGCTATATGATCGTACTCCGCAAGATGTGAAGAACATCTCTCCAAAAGGTTCACGGCCTGCCCTACATAACTCCTGCGAATACCTGCTTCATCTGATCGGTAAAACGCATATATGCCACTTTCACATGGTATTGTAGGACAAATAGACTTAATCCTCTTTTCTCTTTCTGCTTTCATAGCAAAAACTTTTTTGTAATTAATGCTCATTATTCAACTTTCCTTTAAGTTCCTCTAATTCATTGCTTAAATCATCAATCTTTTTAACTGCTTCGCCAAGCAAATATGCATTTTCATTCACAACCCTTACAATTTCGTTAAGACCTGGATGAATAGATGCCCCTTTAATCACATGGATTGCATGCCTATTCCATTTCATTTTTATCACCGTCCTCTGCCAGTTTTGCGTATTTCCAATTCCAATCAACTTTATCAAGACTTAATAAACTCCATGATGTTTTTCCATTACTCCATGCATAAACAACGCCGTCTTCAAACTTTGCAAAATGTCTATGAATCCATTCATCATCTTGACTATCTCTAACCAGAATCGGCGTATCTACCGGCACTTTTGACCAGTCAATTTGTGGTTCGACATATTCAGATTCGCACCATTCTCTACATGCATCGCCACATTTTTTATCAACGTCCATTCCAAAATAACAATCTTCACACAAAGTGTCTGCGCACGAAACGGGTTTCATAGTATTTTTGCCAACTGCAAGAAGTTCTCCAATACACGCAATATCTAATATCTGTTCCGCATATTTTTCTCTATTTGTCATTTTTTTCACCTCTCTTTACTACATCAATAGCAATTTCAAATCCAAATGCTTTCCCTAAATCCTCATCCGAAAAAGAAATTGCATGACTATATAATGATTTTCTTTTCATTTCATCCAACTTCTGCACCACTCCATCCACATCGTAAGCTGTCGGCTGACTCTCTACTGCTTTCATGCAGTTCTGGATAGTGTCATATTCCACCCTTGCAATCATCTGGTCTTTAAGGCTTTCGACATCTGGTGATGCTGACAGCGCATAGTCATTCAGATGAACCAGTAACTTATCTGCATCAATTAATCTCATTTCACATCACTCCAATCTAAGCTTTCATTCCCAATCTCCTACAAACTGTGTTATATCCACAATTCAATTCTTTTGCAATTTCTGATATGGTAAATCCCTTTTTGCGCAGCTTAATAACTTCTGTTTCTGTAACATCTGTTCTAGAAATAATGCTTTTCATTCTATTACCATATCCTTTCATATAGTCCGCTGAAACATATTGAACAATATTATGTTCTTTTGCATGTAGTTCAGATTTCATTACTTGTAAATTTGAAATCTTATTATTTAGCTTATTTCCATCAATATGGTGAACTACAATATTAGATGGAAAATCGTAACCAACCATATATTTGCCTAACATTCTGTGAACGGAAACTTTATCGTGCTTTATCGAAATTCCAGCGTAGCCACGATATATATAAATTCTATAGCAACTATTCGGTGTTATATTTCTTCTACTGCATTCTTCAATAATTGCTTTTTCTAAAGCAGAATAATCTACAATGCAATTACATTGATTTATAAATTCCATAATTATTCCTCATTCCCGAAATCCAATTTCTGTCCGCATTTCCAACAATATATACCTCTGTTTCGGTGCATTGTGCTAACATGTGATATCGCTCCACACGGGCATTCCAAAAAGGCATCTCCAAATTCATCTGGTTCTTCCAACACCCTGGCTTTTACTGCCACATCTCTGGAATCCCCGTCCACAAACCGCCGGATCTCTGCTACTTCCTGCTGTAATTGTTCCTTATTTTTTTTCATGTTTCACCTCTAATTAAATGGTAATTCTTCCATGTTATCTGGAATCGTCATGAAATCATTTGCAGAGCTTACAGGTGCAGGAGATGGCTGTGGCTGCTGCACTGGTGAATAACCAGAATTATTAGTAGATTCTGCTCTACTTTCACAAAATTCATGCTGCTCTACGACCACGTCCGTTGTGTAAACCTTGTTTCCATCTCTGTTGGTGTAGCTGCCAGTCTGAATGTGCCCTGTAATTGCAATCTTCATACCTTTTCTCAGATATTTTTCTACAAATTCGCCCTGTTTTCCAAATGCTTTGCAGTTAATAAAATCAGCTGATGGTTCTCCATCTCTTTTATACATCCGGTCTACCGCCAAACTGTAACTGGCAATAGCCATCGGCTTTTCTCCCTGTGAATATCTTACTTCTGGATCGCGTGTGAGGCGTCCGATCATTATTACTTTATTCATGTCATACCTCTTTTCTTTTTAGTTCTCACACAATAACTAAAATCGTTATGGTGAATATTATTTTTGTCATAAACCGCACGCATTTGTCTTTGTGAGTGCTCTTAATGACTTCCCATACTGCCAAAATCTTTTAATGGATATTCATGCTTATGTTTATTTGCGAACATTTTCACAAGACATTTTCCATCTGCTGTCTTAAACTCACATTCATTGCACCTGAATACAAGGTCTTCCTGTTTTTCTGTTTCCTCGCAGTTCATACACCAATTCTTTGTAAAAATATCAAGTCCGTGTACCGCTTCTGTTGTATTATCTGAATTTCCACTTGTAAAACTAATCAAAACGGACATTCATCTCCTTTCCTTAAAATCCATTCTTTGTACGGCTCTGCAACATCTACATTTGCCATGCAAGAAACTTTTTTCATTTGTTCGATAAAGTTATCCTTATCCGCATTTTCTTCCGATAGATGGCACATGATTACGTTTAGGACATCATCTGGCGAATAATTCGCTTCAACAAATTTACAAGCCGTATCAATGCTCATATGTCCTCTGAGTACATGACTTGCTTTTGCTGTATTACTAATATCAACCATATTTTTGTCATAGTTAACACCAAGTAAAATGTGATTTAAATCATCAAATCTCCATTTAACAAATTCAGTGTCCGTCACATACAGAAGTTTCCCCATTTCTGGATGAGATATAACATATCCATAGCAAGGGCATTCACTTCCGTCTGCGTTTGTGTGCGTCCATTTCCCATCTTTCGTAGCAAGTTCAAATGCAATCACTCGAAATCTTGTATGGTCGAAATAGAGTCTGACAAGTGAATATACGTCATTAGCTAAATATGGTGTTGCTACTTTTATTCCGATTTTTCTTAAATCGTAAACAGATTTGCTATGATCTATGTGCCGGTGCGTAACAACGCACCCAACCACATTTTTAATATTCCAGTTCAAACCTTTTTTGATTTCGGAAATCGGAACACCACAATCAAGGATAAGTGTTTCTCCGCTGTTGGAAGTTAGCAGATAGCAATTTCCGGCTGACGATGAGCCTAAACATTTTAAGTGCATTTACATCTTTTCCTTTCCCAATATTTTTTTAATTGTTCCCTGTTATAGCAGCCACAACTAACAACCTTTCCGCTTCTCAAAGAATCGCCTCTTTGAATTGTTATGTTCCCACAATCACATATGCATTGAAATCTAGCTCCGCCTTTCGTTGAAACTAGCGAAACAACTGTTAATCTTCCAAACTTTTGACCTGTTAAATCAATCACTTGGCTTGTCCTCAGTGGTGTAGCCAAAGCCTTTTCTACGCCCCATTTCCTTATTCTTTTTTGTAAAGTTTTATAACAAATTCCAAGTTTTTCCGACCATTGTGCAAGCGTAAGCGTTTCTCCGTTAAATGTGTAAATAACATTATCCCTCTTGTTGTTCTGCTGTTCTTTATTTGTTATCCATCTGCAATTATCTGGCGAATATCCTTTATTTACATCAATTCTGTCCAATGTTAGCTTATCTGAATATCCATTTTGAATAGACCAGCCTTTGAAATTTTCGTAGCTATGAATCCATTCATCACATACTGTTATTCCTCTGCCACCATAATTGTTGTATTCTCTAGTTGACTTCCTGTAGCACCTAGCTTTCATATTTTGCCAAGCACAATAAAGTCTTGTTTTTGATTCTCCGTGGCTTTTTGCAGGCATACTCACACCTCGATTTCATCATCCTGCGGAAACTGAAATATAGAATTGTTAATAAACTCTACTTTTGACGGCTGATTTTTAGCTTGCACCATCACACCGCATTTCTTTAATCTTTCAAATTCCGTTGCTAAATCTTCTGAAATATCGACATTCTGCATTACGATAGGCATACAGATATATGCTTCTCTAAGCATTTCCATAGCCTTAATTGCCTTTTTTGTGGTTGAATATTCGGCAATTTTTTCTTCTTCCTTAAGACAAGAATTTCGGCAACAAATAAGTGCGCGTTTAGGTTCTACATATCCTACACAAAATACTGATAATGAACTGTTTTCATAAGGAATATCTATCGTTCCATCCTGTGAAATTACTCTCATAATTACTCACCTTTCATAAAATCCGGCATAGAGTTCTCTGGTTCTGCTGACACAACTTCTGCATCTGCTTCCACAAATTCAACGCTGTTTGCATTTTCGGAAATGTCGTTCTTCACCTGTGCCTGTAATTCATCCATAGAATAATACTCTTTAAAATCGTTGTCCTGCATTTCTTCTCTTGTGTACAATCCCATCGTCAGTTCCGGGCAATTAAGGCTTGAGAAGAATGATGCGGCTCGGTATCTAAGCATAAGCTGTGGCATTGTTTTCCACTTGCTACCGTTTTTCCCAAGCCATCCCTCGGCTTTTGCCATATCCATGTCAACGGTCATTCCCTCTACTTTTCTTCCGTTTTTCTTAGTCCAGGCAAGGCAAGAGTACGGTTTTCCAGAGTCGTCTTTCTTTTCCTCGAACTGCAATTCCATGTCGAATTTCCCGGAATTATTGATTGCTGCAATCAGAAATTTTGAACTCCATGACGGTCTGCCTTGAATTACATAAAGATTCTGCATAACCATCAAAGGACTTACTTTAAGTCTCTGTGCCTGTTCAATGGCAATCAGGCAGTTTGCATCATTCTTCTGAAATGTAGATGGTACGATTGTGGAACTTGAAAGTGCTTTTGCCATCTGCATTGCCATGATGAAATTGTCTGATGTTCCGAATATGCCAAGGCTATAATCGGTTACTTTGTTATTGTGTGCTGCTACTTCTTTTTTTTCTTCATTTACTGCTACTGCTGTGTTCTCTGCCATTTTTATTCCTACCTTTCTAATATTTCGTTCACATATAAATCCATTGAATGACATAATTTGATGCAATTACCATGCATTGCATGATTTTTCCAAGCATTATATTTTTCATAAAATTTTTGCTCTGACATTTTGTCAGATTTGACAAGTTTCGCCCAAACTCTAATCTTTTTTCGTATTATTCTTTTGTTTACTCCATTCAATTTTCTTATGTATTTTCCGTCTTTTGTTATGTAATGATGAAAACCTGTAAATAACAGTCCGTTTTTAAATGGAATTATTTGTGTTTTTCCATTAAGTGATAAGCCAAGGCTATCAACAAATTGTTTTATACATTCAAGACACCATTTCAAATATTCTTTGTTTGGATGAATTAAATAAAAATCATCCATGTATCTTCCATAAAAATTTATTCCAAGCTCTCCGGTCACAAAGTGATCTAATCCATTCAGAATCAGCAATGCGTACACTTGTGCTGCTTGATTCCCTAGTGGAAGTCCAAGATCATCCGTGCTGTCAATCAACAAATTATTCAACCATTTCGTATAGTCATCTGGGAAATAGTAATTAACAATATCTTTTAAAATATCGTGATCTATTTGATAGAAAAATTTTGTGATATCGCATTTTAAAATCCAACCATCAATTCCATGTTGATTATAAAAATCCAACATTTGCTCTTTTAAACAATCCATTCCAAAATGTGTACCTTTTCCTATCTGCCCGGCATAATTAGTTCGAATAAATTCATTTGCTAATTTTAGATGCAACAAATTATCGCATAAGCAATGCTGTACCACTTTATCTTTAAACGAGCAGGACTTAATCACTCTTTCTTTAGGCTCATATACCTTAAATTCATTGTACGGATTCATCCGGTAAGTCTGATTTTCAAGCTGCTCTTTCAAAATGTGTAATCCCTCAAGGTTCATTGTTTGAAATTTAGCACTGCTGCCATTAAATCCTTTGCCTGCTTTAGCTTTCTTATAAGCTCTATACAGGTTTCCAAAATCACATATAACATCTTTATCCATTGTAAAAAATCCTTTGTATTTATCCTTTTCGGAATGGTCATGCACTTTTTTGTATCTTTTTCTGATTTCGGCTTATTGCCTACTCTTACTGTCTGCATGATACAGAATGGGCGAACACCGTTGTTGTTGTTACAATTGTTGTTGTTGATGTAGCCAGACGGGGAAACAACGGTTTATACAGTGCATAACCAATAAAAATCATCTGCTTTTATCTTTCGTTCTCCAAGCAATCGCCATATGCTTGATGTCCGAAACCATTTTTGACCAATATTCCATACTTCTTGTGTTGATAATATTCAGTTTCATTGATAACTCAATGTAAAACAGAAGTTCATCACAGTGAGTTATGGCTTTAGTCTGTAATTCTGACCGCTCTCTCAGGTAATACTTCAAATCGGTTCGATTTGCTTCATACAGATATTCATAGATTTCAAGTGCCTTATTCTGCATTTTGTCTACCAATGAAAATCTGTATTTCTTTGGGTATCTATTGCAATTTGAAGTTACACGCAATGTATGTTCTGCCAGATCTTTTGATTTCAAAATTACTTTTAAGTCTGATTCTGCCATTTACTTATTCCTCTGATTCAAAGATTGAAGAAGAAAAGATACAAACCGGGCGAACACCGAAGTCGTCGAAACAATAGCTGCTGCCGACGTAGCCAGACGGGGAAACAACGGTAGTATATATGTCACAATCGTTACAATGTGTACTCCATGGTGTAATGAGCCACCACCAATCATCGGTATTTGGAATGAGTTTTCTATACTTTCTGTATTCATCAACAGTCAGTAAAGATACGGCATCATCGTTTTCACCATATTCAGTATGACCATCAAGGGACAACAAATCTCTTTTAAAAGAAACAATGTTACCTTTCCCAATTTCTTTGGAAATCTTTTCATAAAGTTCGCCATTGAGATAAGTTCTCAGACTGCTTTTGTTCCAGTTGTTTGAATTGTTGTCAAAAATCTTATCACCCAATGAATCACCAATGCACATATATCCGGCATCCGTAATATCAAGGATTTTCCAGTTTACATCTGCAAGTTCAAATTCATCTCCGATTTTTAATTCTTTCGGAATATGCGTTACACCCAACTTTTTCTCCAATGTTTCAACTCTACTGATTAATTCTGCAATATCATTTCCGGTAATTCTCTTTCCCATAATTACTTATCCCCTTTCGATACAAAGATATTAGATTTTAAGATACAAACCGGGCGAACACCGTAGTTGCGGTTACAATTGCGGCAGTTGAAGTAGCCAGACGGGGAAACAACGGTAGTATATATGTCACAATCGTTACAATGTGTA